GTTGGTGATGAACTTTGTTTAACACTGAAAAAACTGCTTGTGCCATCATAATAACTCATTCTAAATCTACCAGTTCCCTTGGCATATACGGATAGAATATACCAAGCACCTTCTTCTACAGCAGGTATATTTTGATATATACCAGAATTTTTTACTGCAGTTGGACTGGTTTCACCACCTGTGAATGTCATGGTGGTTATTGAACCAGTTGTACTGTTTGGTAAAGTTTGTGTTGATGATGTAAATGTTCTTGGTGCTGTTCCATATTGAGCGTAACCAACAGGTGGATAGGCACCACTTATATTTCCAGCAGGATCTTCACTTTTTATTAAAAGATTAGAACGAGAAAATGCTATTGGTGTACTATTTCTTAAAACTCTATAACTATAAGCATTTTCTGATGTTGTCCAAGTAACATTTACTGCCGAAGAATCTGTACCATCGGATGCAGATATTGTAAATGCTCCAGGAACTGGTGGCAAAAGATACCCATATCTAACATTACTAAAATCACTATTTAATATAGATACGCCGCATGTTGCTTTTACTCTGTACAAATAATTAATATTGTATGACAAGTCTGTATTTGTATCAGAATAGGATGTAGAAGAACTCGTTAATGTTGCTATTGTAGCATATGTAACATTATCAATACTTCTTTCTACTGTATAATTTGTTGCACCAAGTATTGAAGACCAACTGATGTTTATTGCAGTTGTGCTTGTTCCACCAGATACTGTTATAGATGGTTTTGCAAGTTTTATAGACCCAATTGCTGTATTTGAAAATAAATTAGTACCAGAACGATTTGTTGTTGAAATTTGATACGAAATATTTGAACCGGGAGTTGCAGTTGAATCTGTAAATGTTCTAAGAGATGCAGGAACTGTTTGTATTGGTGTACCATCTCTCCAAACTCTAAAATCAGAGGAGCCACCAGTATAACTCCAATTTAAAGTTACACTACTTGCTCCTGCAGTGGTTGCTGTTAAGCCAGTTGGTGCTATTATATTATCTGGTGTTATGTTTGTTGGTGGTAAAAGAGTACCAGAGTCTACATTGCTAAAATCGCTGGTACTCAATGCTGACACTGCTTTTATTGCATAATAATATGTTGTACCAGCAGTTAAATCTGTATATGTGTCATCATAGGTGAAGGTAGAAGAACCTACAGTAGCAATCAATGACATGGATGCAGTATTTGATGCTGTTCCTCTATAAATCTGATACGATGTAGCACCAGATGATGAATTCCAAACAACAACTATTTTTGTTTCAAAGAATGAATCTGAAGCAGAACTTAATATTGGTGCTGTTAATTTTTTATAACCTGTATTTGTTGAAGATAAAGAACTTTCTTCTCCAAATGCATTAACTGCTGATACAGAATAAGTATACAAAGTTGCAGGTGTAATATCAGAAGATAAATCGTCATAAGAATTTATGGTGCTAGTACCAATAATAGTACTATTTCTATAAATTTTATAAAAAGAAGCAGTTGAAACCGAATTCCATGTTAATGAAATTTTATCAGTATGAGTTCCGTCAGTTGCAGATAACCCAGTTGGTGCTGCTGGAATTGGTGTTTTTAATCTACCAAACACCTCAAGAGTCGAATAGTCACTAATTGCTTCTGAAACTTCTGATATTGCTCTTATAGAATAATAATAATTTGTATTATATGTTAAATCTGTATTTGTATCGTCATATGTAAAAATATTTCCAACAGTTGCGATTAGTGACATATTATTTAAAGGATCAACCCATGTAGTTCCTCTATAAAGTCTATAACCAGTTGCTCCAGAAATAGAGTTCCAATTTAATATTATTTTATTTTCATGTAATCCATTTGATGCTGTTAGACCATTTCCAACAATATTTAATTTTTTATATCCATTAACTCCACCGTTAGTATCATATAAACTTTGAGAGTTTGTTGATGTATTTTTTGCAACTACAAAATAAGTATACAACACACCAGGAGTTGCAGTTGTATCAAAATATTCAAATACATTTGTAGTGTCAATTAAAGTTCCATCTCTATAAATCTCGTATGTTGATGCATATTCGATAGAATTCCAAGACAAATATACATGATTCGTTGTTGAGTTTATATTTAAAATTGGTGTGTCTAATATTGAAGATGTGTTGCCTTGAATAAAATTAGAAAACTCACTAGAACATTCATCAACATCTGTTTTTGATTGTATTGTATAATAATAAGTTGTATTTGGTAATAAATTTTCATGTAAGAATGTAGTATCTGTTGTTTCAACTAGAATTTCAGCAGAAGAGTAATCTGGTGATTGCGAATAATATATAACAAATATTGTTGCACCACTAACCGCATTCCATGAAAGTTCAATTTTATTATTATAAGTATTTTGTGTTGCTGTAAGTGTTGGTGTTGATAATTTTCTAGAACCTGTATCAGAATTACTTAAACTTCCATCTCCGGTGGCGTTTGTTGCTAGTGTAGAATATGTGTACAAAACACCCGGAGTTGCAGTTATATCCTCATAATATAAAGTATTTGTATCTGTATTAGTATTTCCATCTGTATCATATGTCTGCAATATCGATCCGCTTGTTTCTGCTATGACATCGCCGCCTCTGAATATTTTATAAGTAGTTGCATTTTGAACTTTGGTCCAAGTTATTAATACTTTATTTGTATAATCAGAATTTGATGCAATTAAATTTTGCGGAGCAGATGGTCCACCACCAAGCAATGATTGTGGGAAAACAATATTACCAACAGACTCTCCCGATCCATAAATTCCGGGATTTACACCTGCACTAAATTGATTTCTTTCTGCCATTATTCAAATTCCTCTATTTCTACTAAGTAATCGTATGGTTCTGTTGAATTTACATTATTTGGTTGTACTAAAATAATCTTATCGTTATTTGTATCTAGGACAAAATCACCATTGGTATCTCTCTCAAAGATAACTGGTCTGACTCTTATTGATGCATATTTTTTATAAGCCATATTCAGACCTCATCAAAATCAAAAAGATTGACTTTAACATCCTTGATAATACTTGAAGAATTCCTTACAGGACCGTATAGATTTGCTTTAGCAGTAAACTGTAGATCCCAAGTTAACATTCTAGTATCTTCTGAGAAAGACTGATCATAAACTTCATTTGGTGTGATCTGATTTAAAATAATAGGAATGTCTACTTTTTCCAGAGTGTTGTTCAATACTTTTGGTTTTATTGTTATTGTGAAATCTGGAGTAAAGAATGGTAGAATCTGCTCAACTATTTGTAAACCATCGTCAATGTTTCTTGCATATATGTACAATTCAAAATCAATATTGTATGGAACATCTTCATAACGATATTGGAATGTAATATCATCATTTGTTCCAACTTCTTGCTTCCATCTCTTATTCAGTGAATTTTTCTTTCTATCTGAATCATAGGACATACTTGTTATGGAAAATCCCATTCTTGGTAAAATGGTTTGAACCATTGTCTTGTCTACATCTAGGTTTAAACGATGAACAAATTTTTCCTTTGGTGAGTATATCAAAGGTACTTTTATTTTCTTTGTTGTTGTGCCATCATTTCTTACGATATAGATGTTATTAAACAAAGTGCCGAAGGCAGTTACCATTTTTCTTATAGTTCCATGATAGAAATTTGTAAACATCAGTAATTGCCCTCTGAGAATGGATCTTTCTCTGTAAAGTCTATGATATCATTTGCTTCAGTTTGAATTTGTGAATTATCATTGATCTTCTTCTTATCCATGATGTAATCTGCTATACCATCACCATCGACATCAACTTCTTGTACCAATTCAGATTTAATATCATCAATCTTGCTGAAACCTGTATTAATATCTTCCATAGAGTACTTATATAGTTCACAATCAAGTCTAAATGTGTAATAATCGCCTTGTTGATACATGACATCTTCATTCTCAACAAATTTAATTTCGTATAAGTTATCTGAAGTTGGTGACAATGGTAAATAAATCAAATCACCTTCTATTGGTCTATTCATTGGATATAAACGACCAGTTAATTGTGGTAATTTAAACGATTCTTCTCTGAATCTCTTTTTTGACACTACAAGTGTAACATTGTCTTTAACTTCCATACCAAATTTATTCACTATGTCTCTTTCACCCTCAAATCCTTTAGCATTCTTTAAGTACATCTCTATTGAGAATGAATTTTTAAGTTTACCATGCTGATTATCACCGAATAAACCATCAACTTTATCTGTGGTTTTTACAATGTAAACAACATCTATTCCATTTATTTTAATGGATTCTTCTGATAGATCTTCCAACAGATTCTGAGTTGGTTTGTAACCTTGATTTTTAAAATATGGATTTGTTGCCATTTTATCCTACAAAGAATTGAGGAGGTAGTTCCCACTTGGATTGCATTTCGCTTTCTAATTTTTGAACTTCTGATGATGCTTCTTGGAAGATTTCAGCACCGTTCAGAACTATTCCACCGGGCAATTCTACACCACCAAACTTCATCATATTTGCTCCCCATTGTTGTTTAATAAGAGCAGTGGTATAGAGCTTTAATGTTCTGTCATTATAGACTTCTGTATATGTTTCTGGATTTAAAATCTTATATGCTTCAAACATAATATATTGACCAAGGAATGCTTGTTGCTTCCAGTCCATGTTTACATAAATTCTATTTGTAACACGACTAAATTCTAAAGTTTTTTCTGGTGTTAGTAAATCTTGTAACATCTGCATATGACTTCTTGTAATAGCATATGTTATTAGTGATTGACTATATGTGTTTGTACGAAGACCATATAAGTCGTTTAAAGCGATCTGGTAGCGTGCGTCAAACATACCAGTACCACCAAGAGTATCGTATAACTGGAAGCATTTTGTGACGCTGATGATTGAACTTCCGTCTGGATCTAATGCTGGTGCTTCTGTTATTGGAACTGTAGCAGTTGGATCTGCTGCAGTTGGCTCAGTTAAAACTATATACCCTCTGTCCATATCGGTTTTGGTTATCTGCTTACGAAGATATACCTTTTCGACACCATCAAAGTGATACTCTGCAAAGAATTGCAAAGCATCGTCAAGACGATCCTCTATTTGAGCATCATCGACATTTATTTGAATAACTGGATAACCCAGTTTTCTAAGACAATAATCTTTTAATTGTTCTCTGCTGGCTGGTTTAGCCATAAAAAAATCTCCTCTTTATCTGTTATTTATAAAGAGGAGACTTCTTAGTTTTTGAGAAAAAAGACTTATTCTGAGAATAAGAACGCAACTTTTAACAAATCATTTGCAGATAGGTTTAGTCCATCAAATTTCTCGACTGAAACTGGTTCCCATTGGATTTCAATCTCAGTGGAAAGCAATTCACCAAATTCCTTCATAAATGCTTCTTTATTGGTTTCTGATACAGAAACAGAACCATTTTCGTCCTTATCACCATACTTTGATACCATCTTTACTCTTTGATCCTCTACAGTCTTGATTTCGTCATTTATTGACTTAAGAAGCTTTGTTAACTTAAAAGCAACTGATGCTGGTAATTCAGCGTCTAAAATCTTATTCATTACTTGGACACAATTATAAATTTCAACCAACTTAACCTTCATTTTAATCTCCTTTTATGCTATAGATGCAAAAAACTCAATAGTTCCAAACCATTCAATATTTTCACCACCAGATCTTATACTCTTTCCTTGTATTGTCAAGTTTAAAATATCATCTGTGGTGCTATTTGTGTTACCTGTATTTATACTGTGTATTATCTTTGGATAATTTGCAGTTAAAGTAGAATCTAATGGTGTGGTAATTGTTGAAAACTTTGGTTGTAATAATAATTCTGTTGATGTTGGTATTGCGGCAAAATTTTGAAATTGTTTATCTGGTCCAACAGCAGTAATTGTAGAATTATTTGCTCCAGTTCCCTTATTAAAAATATATGAAAAATGTCCTGGTATGTGTCTGTAAATAAAAGTACCTTGACCGTTTGTATCTGAAACTATATTATATCCTGTTGTAAAATGATAATATTGAAACGCAGATCCGATAGTTCCTTGTCCCATTAGATCCATTTTTACTGTAAGATATAATTTTGTTTTTGATGTTCCAATATTAAAACTATAACTTTTTAATGTACCGAATGTACTGGTAGTGGTCATTGTATTGGAAAATACTTCTTTTTTATAATAAGAACTTCCAGTTGTCGGTGTTACAGTTATAGAGTTTGTAGACCCAACTGATGTTAACACTTGTGGTTGTAATTTAAATTTACCAGTTCCATCTGGTTTTAAAATCAAAACTTGATCATCACTAGAACTTGCACCAGAAATTGATATATTACTTATATTTCCTAAATCAAATCCGTAATTTGAATTGAATAAACTATTACCCATATATTTTCCTTTTTTATTCTAAACCTACCGTGCCCCTACCACCACTTTCTGATTCGCTTGGTTTTAATCCGGTGGTGGGTGCTGTTGGTGTTAATATGTCTGCTACTGATGCTGGTGGTATTCTGCCAATAACTACTGGTTTTTGTTTTCCTGTTGAATCACTTGCAGTGAGTCCTTGTGGTAATTGCCATGAGAGAGTATTAGTTGCAAATTGAGTATGTTTTATATGACAAGACCACTTTGTGGTAGCGACATAATTAAACCAATTTGATTGTCTATTACAAATTGCATTTCTCCAAGCAAGTGATGAGTTAAAATTGCTATTTAAATTGAGTAAATAAATCACTGGTTCGTGTACTAATGGATGATAATAAGGAAATGCTCCAGCAAGAATTTGAATATAGAATTTGCCATTATTCTTTCTGATGGTTCTTATAATCGGATAATCATCAACTTCTGCTGATATTCCATATGTTTTTCCTGGCTTAAACTTTGCATATTGATATTGCAATCCTCTGAATGGGATTACCATCTGATTATCTGTAGAATTGTTTTGATGGGAGGTAACATCCCATGATGCATAATCTGGTGTTGCAAATCTAGCAGATTTGGTGGTAAATAACTCGTGCTCATTCCTACCAAGATCTCTTGCTCTTTCACTTGGTGGTCTATCCAAATAAGTGTAAGAAGAACCAAAAACAAATGTACTAAAGTCATCTGTTTTTAATAATCCAGTTTTGTCATATGTTATTGAATCTGTAAATACTTTAACATTGTTCTTCACCTTAAACAAGAATGCAACATCATTTTTATTAAGTCCAGAAACCGTTCTTGTGAACTTTCTATCTAATATTATTGTTATTTTGCCAGTAGAATCATTTAAATTACCACTTGTTGAGAAAGAACCAATTAGAGTACCGTCATCTAATACATCATCTGTTGTATTAAGAGTCAATTTAACACCACCAGAACCACCAGTAAATTTGTGAGCATTGATTGTTACTTCTATTGGAAATGTGGTTGAGTTTAAATTCAAATTGCCACTATCTGAACCAAGAATTGTGCTTAATATTTTTGCAGGTAATGATCCGGCAACCAAATTGCCTATAGAATCGTATACTAAATTAGAGTTTGATATTTCTACTGATAGATTATCTGACAATATTTTACCACGGAACTTAAAGTTTTCAAAACTACCATTAGATCCAGCAAAATCTCTTGAATCTGTGATATAACCAAAATCTTGTCTAATACCATTATTAATTAAATATGCTTTATATGTCTTTACACCACTCTCATATGGTTCATATGTAAAAATATATTCATTATTTAAGAGACTTATTTCATTGTTTCTTTTTCTAGAACCATTTACTAATTCTAGTGTATTGATGGGGGTGATATCGCTGTGGTAAATTAAACCAGGATAGGTTGCATTAGTTGGTGATGAGTAAACATCATCCCATGTTATACCATTCCAAGTAGCATCACCCCCTCTTCGTAAAAGTTGTCTACTAATTCTTGCTGTTGGGATGTATTCAAATGCTTGATTTGTTTCCGGCCAAGTATTGAGGGATACTTCATTTATAAAACTACCAGAAGTATTAAGATTTTTTAACAAACCATAAAATTCTGTTTTATAGTTACTGTCTGCTATACTTCTAATATTTTTCAATGATGATAAAAATGCTCTTTCAGTACCAACAATCTGCTGACCAAATTGTGCAACAGTTCCATCTTCGAAAAGAATAATTCCACCATTACCAGTTGTTTGTATATCTGCTATGTTTTTAGTAAAGGTTATGGTTTTAGACATAACTGTTGATGGTGTTCCATCGAAGGTTATTCTACTCTGCTCACCCCATAATACCAATGTTTTTAAATCTTTCTTGAGTGCAGCATAACTAAAAGTTCCACATGCTATTTTTTTAACATCTGTTAGTAATGTACCTAAAATTGCTACTCTACCACTAGGGGGTGATACTGCTCCAGTACCAGTTAAAGTTATGTTAGAATTGCTAGCGTTTGTGCCTGCCCAAGGATTGGTTGTACTTGTAGATGTCGAACCCCATACAAAAACATGACCAGTGGAGTTGAGTGCCATGCAAATAGTAGCATTTGTTTCTATTTGTACTACATCTGTTAAAATAGAACCTGCTATTCTCAATTCAGCAGCAGCAGTTGCTGTGCCTGTAATGGCTGTATTTGTTGCTGTTGTGCCCAAAACTCTTCCATTATTGTTTGTTCCCCATCCTCTAACTGTTCCTTTGTTTTGACCAGTTCCATCATCCACTATAACAAATGCAAAATTTGAATTTGTTTCACTTGTATGTGTGACGCTTAAAAGAGTTCTACCGGATAAATTATTCAGTGCAGTTTGATTTACTATACTAGCATCATTTCCAACGAAAGAAAGTGTATTGTTTGTAGTTACACCCATTATAAGAAGTTCACTTAGACTTAAATCTATATATTTGTTTTTAACAAAAGATGAACTTGGTAATGTTGTTGACATGGCTGTTGATAACTTTCCCCAAAAAGAATCTTTTGTTACAGAATTGTCTTCCCACAACATTACTCCATAGTTTTGTTGTGTATAGATTTTTTTTATTTCTTTTGTTTTTAAAACTGGTGTTGTTAAAACACTCTTATCTGCTAACGATGTATTTCCAGTTATCAATATATTTTCTTCTGAATATGAAGGTATAATATAAGTTGTCTCTGTTACTGGTATACTACTTGGTATCGTTGTATTAACAGACTTTATGGTTGAGAATTGACCACCGTTTGTTGCTATACCATAGGTTGCATAGTATGTTCTATAAATTAGTGTTGTAGCACCAGAAACTGCTTGTGTTCTGTACTCCGACAAATAATTTTGTGATGGTAGGTGATAATAGATGTATGGTTTTACAACAGGATAACTTTGTTTTGCAACTACTGGAGATGTTACTGTTTCTGAAGTATAACCATAACCAAGAGAAAGATATGCACTTGCGTTATCATAAAACGCTGGTGCTGTTGGTTTGTTACCATAATTAAGTAAGTATGTTATATTATTTGATTTGATCTTTTCAATATGGTATATAATATTTGTTTTATCTGCTGGTTTATAATTTAGGAAATTTGAGTTTACATTTGTTGTAAAGTGTATTGTACCTGTTTGATCATAGATAAAATCTCTCAAATCTCTGTTTGCATAGAATCCACCACCATATACATTAAAAGATGTATCTTCCCATAGTTGATTAAAATATAGTGGATTGTCCAGTAATAAAGCACAATAATTTGTAGTACCAGAATTTAAAATTGCATCTTCTAAGTAAGTACAACTTCTTCCGGTAATTGTATTATTATATGAACTATCTCCTGGTCCTTCTATACATCTACCCAAAACAAATGCTTTTGGACTCACTATTACACTATTAAAATCTCTCAATAGTGTGGAGTGTCTGCTACTGTTTCTTATCCATGACGATGAGGTGCATGGTGATATTCTTTCTGATGATGGATCTGCTTCATCAATACCAATATCATATCCAATCGGAACAGTATTTACACTTGTACTCCAAGGTCCATTTAATGAATCATAAAAACATTTATTATAATCACCGCATGCGGGGTTACAACCAGTGCAATTTCCACTATTACATATGCATGGATTATAATATGGACATAAAATACTGTAGCAAGGATTTGATTGACAGTTATCGAGACATTGTATTTCTGTCTCACCAGCAGCCAAACACACACCAGTACAAGCAAGTGCTGGATCTGTACAATCTGGTCCACCTCCACCACCTCCACCACCTCCACTACATGTGTCCGTTCCAAACAAAGTTTGACAAGCATCCAAGCATGGATCACTCTCACCTGATGCAATAACAATCGCACAAAAAGCACAAGCATCTTGATCATTAGGAGGAAGATTACAAGGAGCAAAAAGTGATGATGGTATTGTTAATTCACCTTCTTCAACTATTATATTTTCAGCACCAGAAGTTGGATTTGGATTTGTTAAATTTGTTGGTGTTACTGAATTAAAACTAATGTTGTTGCATTGTGGAATATTTGGATCTGGCATAGTGCCATATTGATTTATTTTATCTTTTAATATTTCACATACTGATATTGGTGCATTTGAAAATTTTCTACTCAAATATGTTAAATTTTTAATATTAGAAAATTGAGTAGTGCAATAATCGTAATGAGTAATTGATGATCCTGTAGATGGTATAAAAATATTACTTTTTTCACATAATGATTTTGCTTGTGCTTCTGTTATCTTACCAGATTGAAAATCTTCATAATATGAACAACACTTACAACAATGATACTCTATTGCTTTTAAAGAATTATATTCATCGTCTGTGAATTCTAATTCAGAATTAAATGGTGGAAAAACCGTTGTTGCATCAGAAGCACTTGCTGATGTAAGTGCAAAAGTTGAAGCAGACATTGGACTTCCCGTTGGATCAAAAATTGTTGATAGTGTATTTGCTTCACTTGCATTTAATGATCCGTTTGAACCATAAGCAAATGAAGAAAACCATGATCGTTTGTTTATATTTGTTGTTCCAGAAGCATCATTTATATTTTCTGTAAAACAATTACCACTACCATCACAAATTGTTCTATGACCAACTAAATCTATTTCAAAAGAATGATATGCCTCTGGTTCTATTTGAAATTCTGCAATTACTTCCTTATTAATTATTGGTATAACAGAAGTATTTGTTATTTGACCAGAAGAATCTACACCAGTTGAAGGTGTGTATTTTCTTTTATCACCACAATTTTCACAACCAACTACAGAAGGATCTATTAATTTTTCAAAAACATATTCTTTTACACTATTTGTATGTGATGATGATAAAACAGAAAGATCTGGTGAATAAGAAACATTTGTTCCAAGACCCGGAACTTGTGATTGATCAAGTAATATGAACTGAGTTGCAGTCTTATCAATACCCAAAACAGCATCTTTAGGATTCACAACATTTGTATCAAAATCAAGTCTGATTTTGGAAGTTACATTGTCAACATTAAAAGAGTATTCTGTTTGTGATTGAAATTTATTATTTGACATATTAGACTTCGTACTTCAATAGTTTGATATCCAATAAACCAGACTTATCATGTGATACTGTTACTGTAGTTTCACTACCACCAACAGATGATGTTACTGAGAAATTTACTGATCCGAGAGTAGATGTATTTGTTGTTGATGATGCATATTGAATAATATTTGATGTATTTCCCTTAACTTGTATTAGAAGTTCAGTTGTATAGAAATCATTTGATGAATTTTCTGCATGTATGAAATATTTATAGGATCTACGATTTGATGCATTTGGAATTGTGAATTCATCAACTTTAGTTACCGATGCTGCTCTTGGTATGAATGTGTGTGTAATGTATGCAGTATTTGCAGATGATGCATATGCAGTATCGGATGTACCAGAAGCAGGAACTGACAATACTTCAAGACCCATTCTTGTGCTTCTATCTTTTGCTATTGTTCTTGTTGAACCTGTTGCTGTGAGATTATAATTTGTAAAAATTAATCCATTATTTGTAGTATCATTTCTTAAGTAGTAACCAGAACCATTTGATGTTGTATTTGCATCTGGTCCTGTTCCTATTAAGAAATCTGGCATACAAATTCTTGGAGAACTTGCGGCTGATAGATTTGCCCAAGCAGAAGAACCAAAGAATCTTGTCTTTATTGTCGATGATGATGGCGTCGTTACTACTGGTGATCCTGTAATTGCAAAACCAGAACCACCAAGACTCAATTGAGTTATAAAATCACCAGCAGACCATGTTGAACCCAGAGCGGTACTTCTACCCAAATTCAATGAAGAACTTGCTGTTGACATATGAATGCCAATATTTGCACTACCGTTTGTATAAACACCATCATTACTTGCAATTATTGGGAATGTTGTTGCTGCTGTTGTGCTTGCATTTAAAGTATTACTTGTAAATGTTATGCCACTTATATTTCCACCTATGGTTATTGAGCTTAAAAAGTTACTTGTTGCAACTAATGTACCACCGCCGGTTAATCCCAATACACTAGTAATAGCGGATGAGCCAGCGCCAGATGAATTGATGTAAGTTAAATTACCCGTTGCGGCATCTATAACAGGCAATTGTGAACCAGATGAAGAATTAACAGGAACAAACTTAGTAATTATTGCATCTTTGTTTACATTAGCAGCACCAAATCCATATAAGAATCCAGCACCACCATTAATTATAGATGTCAATCCAGACCATCTTATTGTGGAAGAAACTATTGCTGTTAATGTATCTGGTGTTGAAATTGTATATTCCAAATCACCATCGGCAAATAATAGTTTTTCTCTAGATAATGCTGAACTTGTGGTAGTTGTTCCATCCCAATCACCAATCAAAGATAAACTACCAGTTCCACCGGCTCCACCAGTATTTGTAATTATAATTTCATGATTTGTGCTTTCAGTTACAGTTATACCACTACCACCTTTAAGTTTGATAGCATTTGTTTCACTTGGTGTAACAGTTCCTGAATCTGTTTCAACACTTGTAAAATAGTTTGCACCTATCATTGTTGCAAGTTCAGAAGCAGATACAGACTTCAAATCACCACTTCCAACTCTTCCTAGAACACTATTTGCATTAATTGTAAGATCTTGTGGTGAATTATCTGCATTTGTGGAACCAGTTCCAACCTTTACAGTATTATCTGCCATATTTGCAAGATAAGTATTCGTTATACCATCTGCTGCAATATTAAAATAAATTGTGTCAGAATTTGTATCAGAATCCAAAACTATTGGAGAAGATGTTGGTGTGTCGAATCTTAAAGTTCCATGACTTTGTGTTTCTGTTCTTGTTACAGATATAGCAGTTGTAGTTGTTGTAATTAAAGGATTTGCAGTTCTTCCTTCTTCTACCTGAGCACCCCAAACAACTATACTACCACCATTGATCGTGCCAAATGGTTGTGAAATATTAATATTTGGTTGAATTTCTGTTGTACCGGCTTGTACAGTTGTTGATGGTTGTGCTTTAACTGTGAAGGTAAATCTTTGTGGTGTTGTAGTTGCTGTAAAATCTGGTGAATATGTTATGCCTGCTGCACCGGAAAATCCTGCTTTTCTACCATGATAATAACCAATTTTAAATGATTGTGTACCAGATGAAGTTGCAACATATACGGAAATTGTAAAATATTTTCCTTCTGTTTCTGTTGCATTCCACAAAGTACTTGTGCCAGGTTTACGCAAATTTGCAAAAATACCATTATTTAAATTACTAGTTAATAATGGATTATTTACGAAAGTTATTATTGCTCCGTCAGTTGAAGTTATTATTCCATCTGTAAATACAATAGTACTTCCTGTTTGTTTACCCGGAAGATCCGATGTTGCAGAACCAGTAGCACTATCTGCAGCAACATTATCTCTGAATCGTAACCAATTTGTGGTTGACATATTATTACTGTCTAAGAAATAGTTACTATATGTTACTGTTGCTGTGCCATTTGATTCTATTGTTTCACCTGTATCAGCAATATAAACTTTACTAAATGCTGAACCATATTTGTTTGTTATTTTTATAGATGGAATACCAGATATTGCATCTGCAACAGTATTATTTACTGCTAATTCAATACCATCACCTTCTTGAAGACCAATCAAAGCACCATTTATAGAATTTGTTGTTGTGTATCTAAATGCTGGTATCTCGTAATCTTGTGTTGTGCCTATAGTTGAAGCATTTCTTGGTATTCTTACTATACCAAAATTTCTAGTAGGAGTTATGCCATAATTATTTTGCTTTGCTGTTGGATAACCAATATCAAATCCAGTTTTAGCAAATTTAGTTTGTATTGTTGTAAGTGGAGTATCCCAAGAAATAACACCAGAGGAATTTGCACTTAAAATTGAATTATTAGTTGTAGCTTGTAAAGTTGGTGTTCCACTTGAATTTCCAATCAAAACAGAATTTGGTGTGAATGAATCAAGTTTTGCTAATGATATGCTACCATTTGCAATACTTGCTACCGATTGTCCAGTTGCTTCTATTTTTATACCACCACCAGATCCAAGATACTCTCTAATTGATATACCAGTTCCTGCATAAATTTGAAGATTGTCATCATAAGTTGCAGTTTTAGTACCAGGAATATCGTTTGTACTACTATCACCGATCCAAGAAACTGTTCTAAAATACTTACCCTTGATTGTAATTGTGTCACCATTTGTATCTACTTTATTATCAGCAACAACTTCAATACCACCAGAACCACCTGTTAATAATAAAGATTCACTCGGATGATATGCAGAAACACTTCCACTGTCTGTGGAAATTGTAGAATATGTTGGTTGATTTCCAGCAGTGGCTGCACGAATGATTACCTTGTTATTTGAGGTATCTGTTTCTAATGAAATACCAGAACCAGCATCAAGAGTAAATGTATCATTTGGAGAATCTGATGTTACTGTTGTACCCGTTGTGGTTATAACTGTACCACCAGCAGCATTTACAACACCAATTTTTCCAAACGATAATCCCTGAGCACTCATTGGGAAGAAAACACCACCAGTTGTGCTTGTAGCGACAAATACTGGTTTTACAATACCGCTAGTTGGTTTTGTTAGTGTATAATTTGGTGAACCGTTTGTTAAATAGTAAACGGCTCCGGGATCTAGATTTGGATATGACCCAGGAACATTGCTTAATGTAAAATCTCCATGAGTTACTACCCATACTTTACCACCGCTTATTCTTTCAACTATACCAATTGAATATGCTTCGTCTTCTGCTGAAGATGATGTCAGAGCACATTTAACTATAGTTGCTTGATTGTTTGTATCATTAAATATCTTAACTACATTACCAACTTCCAATCCAGCAGAATAGGTTGTAGTTACATAACGATTAGTCCACTTAGAATCCAATATACCATTTGAATTGCTGATAGGAATTATGCTTGTTGAATAATCGGTTACTGTTTTGAAATTTGTAGTTGAACCCAAAACATTACCAATTTGAATCTTATCTGTTATAACAAATGTACTTGTAACTGGGTTGGTTGTCTCTACAGTTGCATAAAAAATTCTTGTTTCTGTGTCGGTGTTTGTATAATCTTTGTATATGAAATTTAATGCTTTATCGACATTTCTTGCCTCGATAATCCAAGATTTGTCATCGTTATTTGTGCTATCTACACCCATGAACATTTCAAGAGCAACATCATATTGAGTTGAACCACTTGTTGTATACTTAAATTCTGCTCTTCTACCAGTTCCATTTGTTAAGAAGGCATAACCATCTTGAAGACCTATATTTTTATTTGAAAACCAAGCAGATTTTGTTGTATTATATGTAAATTTTACTTTTGAACTTGTGGTAGTATCTAATATGATACCAGCATCATTATCTGTAGTTGCATCTTCATATTGGAGTCTGAGTGCATTATCTCTTACATTTAGAGCATTTACAGTAATTGTTCCTGTAAACTCGTGATTACCAGATAGTGTTGGAGGTAATATATCTGAAGCGAGAACTTTGAATAGATCATTACTTGGGTTTGTTCCTGCTTTTTCGATTACATAATAATCAAGGTTTGAAACTGAAGATTCTGAAGTAAGATTTTCAATGTCAAGAGTTAGAGCACCAATTGCATCGTTTGGATATGCTTTAAGACCTTTACCAGTCTCGACATCAAGAATGACATTTCCACCTGAACGGGTTTCATTAAGACCTTTTCTTGGAGTAATATCGTAAATATTTAAAGGATTGATAGCATCGATAATTTGGTTTGTTGTAGTAAACCAATTATAAAAATTATCACTTAATGCTAATTTTGTAATATCTTGTACTAGATCGCTTCCGTCTGTATTACTCATTTCTTAATTTCCCGTATTAGATTGTTTATTAAATCCTTCAAATCGGTTATATCTTGTTTTAAAGATCCTACTGTTTCTTCCAGATTACTTAATCTTTCTCTTTCTTTTCGTTTATTCTTAGCAACAATAACTTCATTTACATTAGTATTCAGAAGTGCTCTTGAATATTTATCACGACATAAATTGGGGTGACCTTCAACTCTTATTTTTTCACTCATGTTGTAGAAATAATCCTTAGTTCTTTAGCGATTGGTACAATTGCTTCGTCAGTGCTATATAGCACTACTTTGATACTAAATTTAGAGAATTCTTCACCAACTTGATCTGCAGATAATGTGTATTTTACTTCTCTAAAGTCATCTTCACTAGAGGATACGAAGTTTTCATAATCAGGAGCCATTGCTTCATAATATTCCTCTGCAAATGCCATGTCTGTGCCTTGTTTTTGTCTCTTGACATAGACATCTACAGCAGTTCCCTGTGGTTTATAAAGTTTCATGAATACTGAGCAATTTGTAGCCTCTAATCCTGGCTCTAGTGTTATAGTCTTGGTTATATAACGAGCCTTAGCAGAAGAAGCAACAGGCATCAATTCTTGACTTGTTATTGACTGTGTTGTAATCATATTTCTAACACAAATCATATTAATCTTCTCTGCATCGATTACTGGCGTTATGATACCATCTGACGATAAATCTAGAGATAATTTGACAGAATTGCCATTATACAAAACCTTCTTATTTACACCAAAATTAATATTTGTATTTGGTTTGATTGTTGTTGCAACTCTGGTTGCAGCATTTTCATTCAATGTTTCTAGTGTTATTGAATCTATCATATTGTTTAAATCAACATATGACATATTAATGTTTGCAACTGAATAGTTATCCTTGTTTTGCCGTGTATTTGGATCTGTTAGTACTAACATACCATCAGTTTCGAAATCACATCTATTGATTACAAACATCAAATCGGTTGCTTGGATTTCTGTCCAAATTGAATTGTTGTTTGTCTTATACATTTTACCAGAATATGGTTGTTCTGAGATTGGAATACCAGTATTGATTTGGACTTCACCAATTTCAGCAGAATAAACTGAATATTCTGAACTATTTGAATTTAAGACAAGTGCATGTTCACCTGGTAACAAGTGAATTGGAGCATCAAAGGTAAACTTAGTACCATTTGATGCAACTGAACCATCTTTTGCACCCGGTGTTGGTGTTACACCTTCATTAATTACTGCAGTTGTTGGTGGAACTATAGTCTTTGAAGCATATGGATATGCATATGAACCTTCACCGATTAATGGATATCCAGATACAACTGGTCTTATTTCTAATGTGACTGGTACATTTTGTGTGTCTATTGATCTGAAGAACAATTCTACACTCTTAACATATACACCCTGTGGATATGCATTCCCATCTACAAAGAATGTTTGTGCTAATAGTGTTTTTGGTTTATTTAGAGTGTCAACTATTGCTGGTCTTGTATTGATGAAATACTCATTTGTATTTGTATTTGCACCCACAGTTACATATTTTGTTTCTGCAATAGTTTGTGCTGCCTCTCTATTACCAGATTGGTTATCCATAATTGTGAGTAATTTTTCACCAACCTTGAATTTTCCTGCTGGTAGATTGAAAGTGAATGTTGTAGATCCAGTAGAATCTGTCTTATTATTAGAACCGTTTACATAATCATTATCACCCTTCTTGCAATAAGAATCTATTCTGATTCCATCGAAATAAGGATATACAAGTGTTTTTGGTTTTAAACCATTAACAGTTACAGTAATTGTATTTGCTCTCATGAAAGGAATGATATCTTTATCAACTACCTTTTCGCCAACATTTACCTTAGTTGGTTTTGGTACTTCCACCTTTGGAAGAGGAGCGGGGAATATTAATTTTCCTCTAGAAAGACTTGATAATGTTCTATTTACTCTTGCATTGAAATCACCAATGTAGATTGAATTCTTTGTTCTTGGTAATCCTTGCCAAATTGTTCTCCAAACATCATATGCTGTACCAAATGCACCTGTATTATTATTTTTTGCATTTGGTTTAATGTTGATATAGGAATCATTTTCTCCCTCTTGATTTGATAAAACTTGTGGTGTCTTAGTATCATCAAACCAAGAATCACTTGATGGAGAGATTGTCATCTTTCCATTCCAAACAGTGTCAGCAAATGCATTTACTGTAGTTAATGTACTTGATAGTGGTTGAATTATGAATGGTGTTTCTGTATAGTTTAGAGTTACCAAACCTGTTGTATTATTTAGATTAATATTTGTACTGCTTGATGTGCTTATATCAAAATCAATAACAGTTGTCTTGAATGGTGGTCTTAAAAGATTATTTGCAGCATCAATTGAACAGTTATAATCTTCATTTAGAGTATCACCTATTCCGTGACCCGAGAACCCATCAACTAGGATTGAAGTTTTTACTAGTTCCTCACCAGTTGTTGGATCTGGAATGCTTTGTTCCTTTGCACTCTTTTCCAAAAGATTCATTCTGGTTGTATGCTCCAGTTCACCAATTCTTCTCTCCAAATCCCTGATATCACTCATTGTATATCGTTGATGATTGTATGGAGTAATCTTCAAATCGCCAACATTTGTCAAATATGCAGGAGACTCTACTGTGTAAAGAGTCATTGAATTTGGTTCATCTGGTGGTATAATTGGTGTTAGAGATGATGGACTGGAAATTACTTTAAATTTTCTATCTCTTGTTAGGACTAACTTATAATTCTTAGCCTGATAATATGAATAATCGACAGTAAATGATTCTGTTATAACTGGTATTCCGTAGATGCCTTGTAATGCACCAGATGAATCCTTATAAGGTCTAAAATCTATTACAGTATCTAACTTATACTTCTCATTTGTAGAAGGACTGATATATTCTGGTATATCCATATGCGATTCATATGAATTTACAACAATTGGTCCATTTCCTTGGTGTTCGAAGTATGTGTATGTAATGAATACTTGTTCATTTTGTAGTGCATAAATGCCAGTGTTTTCTGTCTTTAATTTCAATGTACCATGATCATAGATATTATCTGTTTGACCATTATTAAATACAAAGTATGTTAAATTGTAAATTTGTCCAGTGGTTGTAGTCATATAATCAACAGAGATTATATCTGCTTGAGGAATAGTCAATACACCGCTTGAATTGAAGGTTAGTAATTTAGTTGCTCTCTTCTTTACCTTGCTTCGTATTCCAATACTACTTTGAGTTGAACCTCCAACTGACATTGTTACAATCAATCTATAATTTCCGTCTGGTAAAAGTCTATTACCACCAAATTGCTTCATAAACAATGTGAGTGTAGAAGATGATCCTTCACTTGTATTATTTGTAATAACTTTATCAAAGTATTTTGTATCTGATAGATTGTATATTTTTCCATTATCAGTATTGATAAAGATATAATGCTCTAAAAGATCTGCCATATCAACTTTACCAGTTTCTTCACCAGTACCAGATGCACCACCAATAAATCTTACATTTGCTGGTAATCCTGGCTCTATTAGTTTAGTTGTACTAGCAGTATCAATTACTACATTTATATCTCTTTGAATTCTATATTTAAAATCACTTATATTTTGAATAATATCACCAACAGGTAGATCAAATAGTAATGTATTTTGTTGTGGTGAATATATTGTTGCTACACTATTTGTTGTTTCTATTGTAAATAGGTCATTACCATCAGAGTCTGCAATATTTGTTGTTGCATTTATAGGATATTTTGAAGTTGTTGATCCTATATTTGACATGATAACATCAAATAAATGTACACTATATTTTTGTTCAGAAATTCTGTGTAATTGTCTTAGTTTTGCAGTTCCTGTTACAGTTGTTGATACAAGACCACCAGTTGGAACTTTAGTACTATCAACAGCATATGTTACTGCAGGAGATCTTCCTTTAATTGAAATTGGACTTGATGTGGTTGAACCTATATTGAAAGAGAATGGCATCGAAACACCATTTACGGTATTTGGTGTAAGAACAAATGTAGTTGTGCTTTCGTCTTCAGTTGCTGCAGGATTATCAACATCCCCTGCTTTGAAGAATACAACCTTTCCTTCACTTGTTATTCCAGAATTTCTTTGGGTGATAATATCACCAATTCTGGCTTCTTTACCCTTCTTATAATTCTGTTCTGATGATATTACTATCTGTTTTGAAGAACCATATGTATTGTTTTCATTAAAATCTTTTCCACTAACATATGTGTCTGAAACATGGACAAATATACCTGATGCTTTTTCTATTTCATCAAATGAGGATACAGTTACTTCATTGTGCTTTCCTAAATCCCAACCTCTACCACCATAATGAACACCTGTACCTATTTCAAATACCCAACCAGATTCTTTATTAAATTTATTCTTCTCTTGAAGAACAATCAATGTTCTTGTGTTTGCATCCCAAGATACAACAGTTCCCTTAGCAACACACTTTGATGAAACAAAGTTTGTTGGTGATGGTAAACTGTCGATTGGTAAACTGTTTATATCAAATTGGAATACTCTGTTTCCTGCAGTAAATTCACCATAAGTTGCTGATTCTGTAAACTTAATAGTTGTAAATTCACCACAGGTTGAGTTGTCTAGAACAACTACTGATTTTATCTTATAGCAAGCACATGGAGCATACAACAAACCAACATTCGTATATAATGAAGGATTTGGATTTACATTTGTTATAAAATCATCACTACCCTTCATTTCGATATATATTTTATAATTACCAACCGTATCACTTTCACTAACGGCTATAACAGTTCCTGTTGCTTCTCTTGTACTACCGCCAACTATATCATAAACTTGAGTTACGACATCACCAATTCTATATTTACCAAAACCATCAGTAGTAACTGGTGTTCCATCCGGATTTGTTGTTTGAGCACATTCTACAGTAGATGTTGACTTGGTTAAAGTTACTTGGACGATATTATTTTGAATTTGTACTGTTTCAATACTACTACCATAAGAAATATCACTACCAACTTCTGGATTAAATACAACACCAGATTCCTCACCAATACCATCAGCAATATTTGATCCGGGCAAAGAAAATCCTCTAGTTGCACCTGAACCGAATACTATATTTCCAGATCCCTGCTTGATGTATAAAGTACTTCCACTTGTTACACCAGAAGAACCAGCAGGAACCCATCTTCTTGTTTCAGCTTTCTTTACGGTAATATAGTTTAATAACTCTGCAGATGTTGGTTCATCTGGAATTGCATTTTTAATATTCTTATAATCAATTTGATAAACATAATTATTTGTTGTGTCTCTATATTCGTTTGTACTAAACTGATCATCAAGTTGTGAACTACCGTCTTGACCGTATGCTGTTCTGAAATCACCGTGGTATGGTTCTGTGAATACTAGTCTACTAATATTACTTTCTGTAGCAAATGATGATTTGTTAATACTATAATAAATGCTACTTGTTGCGGATACTTTCTGTCCTATTGTTTTCTTTCTTGTATCTGTTGTTTCTTCTGGTCTTACAAGTCCATAAACAGTAGACGATGTTGGAAGTTCTTTTTGTAAAGCAAAACCACCTGCTTCAGAATTTGGTTCCAAGAACAAAATACTAGAATAATTTGTTTGCTCAGTTGCAAATAAAGGTGACCAATATTTAACTGGCAATTCTGCTTCTTGTTCCACAACCTTTGGCAAATTTATCTCAACAAATTGACCCTTTAGTTTAACAGGAGGGAATTCGTTGATATTTAAACTTGTTGAATAGTCATTAAATTTGTATAATCCATCAGTTCCTAATGTTGTAGTTGCAATAAAATAATTTCCTACATTTGCATTTACTTCATAATTATTTAAAAGAACAGTATCTCTTGGTTTGTCTATTGAAATATTTGTATTATTAATATTTTCAAATTCATAACCATAAACATATGCCTTACCAGGTTGAACTGATAATACAAACTTATCCTCAGATCCTCTTGGGGTGTCTGATATTGTGTAAGTGCCGGTTTCGTCTTGATCCATAGTTACTGTTGGTACGCCGTCAACAGTTACAACTGCAAAGAAAATATTACCTTCTGGAGTTGTATTTCCTCTTCTATAAAGATAAAATTTTGTTGGTGGAGTTGCTCTAAGTGTTACTATTTCATTTGTGTCTGTTTGTTGAAATCTTGCAGTAATAGTAACATATGAGCCACCATTTGAATTTGCACTAACATCAACAATATCTAAATATGAATTTGCATCATATACTTTAAGAATATCATTTTTGAATGGTGGTAAATTGGTGGATGTTGATGAAGAAAAATCAAATGATCCGACAGATACAGCTGGATCTGTAATTGGTTTTGTCGCATCTCCAAGATATAATCTTGCAACAAATTTATAAGTATCTGATCTTATGTGGTTTTTAATTTCTAAACCAAATGGTTTTACCGTATAAGAGCCAGATTCATCATATGTTCTTCTTGCAAAAATTTCAAGAAGATCTGAATATGTTGGAGTTCTTCTTACAAAATCTAATTTACCATTTACTGTTCTTGCAAGTTCAATGAAATCTTCTGTTGAATATTCTTCTGGTTTTGTTTCTTTGTCATCAAAAACATATGATGTTAGATTCAATTCTATTACATATCTGTCAGCACCGGGAGCATTGAAATTGTATGCACCGTTTGCTGGATCTTTTAATGTTTCATCTTCTGTAGCATCTACAGTTGTTCTGTTAAGAGAAAAACCAACTCTATTTGTTGGTGATGCAAAATCTCTATAACCTGATGTGGAGTCTAATTTATAAAGTGCAGTTGTTTGCTTTGTATTATTGACAAAGAAACCATCTACATAAAAAATTCCTTCTTCTACAGAAACAAGACTTGATGTTCCAGAAATAGGAATCAAAGGATCTATAACTGCCGTTTTTACAGTCATGGACTGCTGTTGAGTGCTTATAAACAATCTTTGTGCTGTATCCAATTCATTTCCTGTCAAATATTGTAGGAAAAGAATTGTATATTCATCTGTACCCACAACTTCTGATAAAGTATAAATGATTTTTGCTTTACTTGCTGTTGTATTGTACGCAGGATCGTTACTACTTGCATCAGATATTACTTTACCTCTTAAGTCTAAATGATCTATACCTGTTTGTTTAACTCTGAGAAACTTACATTCGGTTAAAGTTGAAACACCACCATATACCAAACTACCGTTCTTAAATACATGGCTACCAAGTTTTGAAACTTGATTTTGAAGAAGTGTTTGTAATTGAGTCAGTTCTCTTGCTTGAACAGAATAGCCCGGTTTGAAAAGAACTCTTAAGAAGTTCTTTGCATCATCAAAATCGTCGTAATAAGGCGAACCGGAAAGTATATCTGTGTGTTTATATGCCATTTAATTACCTCAGAGTCCTATTATTATTTTAAATTCTTCTAATTGGTCATCACCACGAACAACTGGTCTTATATTTTCTATGTATAACATTTTTCCAGAATATCTTAAAACTTCGGGAGTTAAAACATCATAGACACCAATATCAAAATTTTTGTAGGTTGATGTATATGAATTACCTACTAGTTTTAATATTCGTTGTCCAGAAATTGGAGTTGGATCAAAATTACCATCTACACCAGTTAGTATTAAAGTTCCAGTTGTCAAATCTTCTGAAACTTTCCAAGAAACAACTATTCCTGTTGCTCCTGATGTTTGTTGTTTTACAAAATCATCTTCAGAAAAATCTAAAGGTGATAGTAAATCAGTATTTGGATTACTTATAGATTTCAATGTTAAAACTGTGGTTGCCCTATAACTGTTCTTACCTTCAGTCAACCCCATTTTTGATATATTTTTAATAATACCAACTTTATTTTGGTTGAAACCGGAAATTCCAGATGTCATATTGACATTTGAAAATCCTATAATTCTTTCTCCATTTATCAATGTACCGGCATCATTGTAATATGATTCTTCAAAAGAACCATTTACATCTGTGATCACCAATTTCCCATCAGTTCCAAAGAAAGTTGGTTTCCATTCTAAAACAGTACCAGTTGTTTTAGAATTTTCTCCCAAGATGGTATCATTTAGATTGAATGTTAAATCGCCATAATAATTCAATGGAGCAGAATTTGTTACATTTACTGCTGTATAATATGTGTCTGTTCCTGTTGTTGGATAATCTTCAATTACCAAAGGATATACTGTGGATGATGGGTAATTCATAAACTTACCATTTACAGTTTTTAACACAAGAGTTTGAGTCGTTGAATCAAAACTTAAATAAGTTCCTTGTGCTTGACTCAAATTGTCGTCAGAACCCTGTTTTACTATGAGATTGGGATTGCTCTGTAGTATGCTTACAAATGATGAGTAGTTACCACTCAGTGTCAGAGCAGTTGTTGCGTTTATATTTTCTATATCGAGAGTATATTTTTGTTTTGGTGGCTGTTCATTTAGTAATTCTATGTCTTGTATCAAGCCTACTTGTCTATAATCATTATAGAAATTATTACTTTGAATTTCTTCTTTATCAAAGTATGCCTTTACCATCAAATCTCTACAACCCAACTCTACAACAGATGAGTATCCATGACCATTTACTGGTGCCAATACAACTCTTACCTTTGTCAAATCTATGTCATTTGTTCTTTTTGATTTTACTTCTGCAGTTGCTTTTCTGTAATTTTCACCACCATTTAGAACTGTTATACTCTCTACTATTTTTGTTAGAGGATTTAGTACTGGAATTGCAACTGCATTTTTACCATCACCTGTTATTGCAACTCTAGGTAAAATCTTATAGTAAGAACCTGCTGCTATTTGCTCACTGAATGCAACATCCACAGATGCAGTACAAGATTGACCATTATAACCAACTATATTTCTAACCTGTCCAGAACCAGTGCCGGAACTGATATAGACAACATAATCATTTTCGTAAATATAGTTGATTTTACTAATATCTGACATTGGATTTAGTTTTATTGTAAAACCGCCGACGCTAACAGTTTCTTGCACTGTGTGTGCAGTTTCATTTGTATCTAATGTAGTATAATCCACAGCGAATGGATATGATGCACCCACTTGTGTTAGTTGTATTGAGGTGATTGCACCATTTTTATTTTGCTTTGAATCTTGTTGAACTGTTAATTGTAAAGATCGTTGATCTGTGTAGAATAACTCATCTAAAATTTCTACCGGAATGTATTCTTCTGTTATGAAATCTTCCAATTCTGGTCTTACAGAATACATATATTTCCAGATGTAACCATCTTGAGTTATTATATCATCTGTGCTTGTTCCAGATGGCTCATATTCAGAAGAAGTACCATTATTATTGGAAATACACTTATACACATTTTTGTCTGATGTGTATACATAAAAATCATAATTATTTGTTTCCGAATATAGTTCTACAGCATCATCATATTGAGCAAAAACTTTTCCATATTCCCAATTGATTCTTCGTATAACAAATGCAACATCATCAGATGCTAGAGTTTTGCAAAGTAGCATATTTCTATGTGCTTCCAACTCCTCATTTAAGGAATCATCTGCTGCTGGTGGTAATGTTTCGTTGTCCCACTCAGTAACTTTACCAATAAAAAGATAATTTTTTACATTTGAAAATGCAGAAAATTTATCATAAAAAGACTGTATCAGTGAATTTTTAAAATTGGTCTTTAGCATTTTAATTAGTACTTTGTGTTAAATCAGTTATTGGTATTCTTAAAAAGTCTCTTATTTTTATTTCTTTAATTGCATCAGAATTATTTAGTAATGTATTAGGATTTGGAAAAACAATCCAGTAATCATTTATTTGATTTTTATCTGATACTTCTGGGACATATGCAAAGATTAAATCAAAAACACCAGCACTCTTTTTTGTAAAACTTGGAATATGTTCTTGTGTTGCTGTAATTTCATCAGGTAGTGTTTGATTTGGATCGAATCCACTAGGATATAAATCAGTCATACCAGATGGATATAATATTGGATCTGCATTTGGGTATGAATCGTTTCTCAAATTTTTAGTAGTATTAAATGTGTATGGCAAATAATTTCCTATAAATCCTTGATAGTACAGATTTGTGGTTGTTGAATTTGTAATATTGATTTGCTCATCTCTTTTAACAAGGTAACTACCAAACAATCCAACACCAGCAGGATGAACTAATCGTTTTACAATATCCGCATAATTTATAATATTTTCCTCAACCTTTAGAACATAAGAAAGTTCTTGATATTTTCTATTGTCTTGTATTTTGCCCCTAGATGAAGGTGAGGATGATATAGTTTTAAAGTAACCCGGATATCTTGTCATTACTCCAATTTCATAAGTTCCGGATACTGGTGTATATGTTTGGTTTTCATTTTTCTTATAAAGAGAATGGGTTCCCGAATAATTATAACCAGAATCGATTATTTGTAATCTTTTTACTCTTCCTTTGGAGTCCACTTCTTGTATTACTGCATAAAAACCAGTGCCACTAATTGAATCTGTTGTCTCTAACAGATATACAGCATCACCAACTTTCAATGCTTTACTTGTTACATCAATTGAGCTTATGACAGGCAAAAGATCCATAGACACTCTCTTTTGCTTTCCATCTATCAACATATCACTGTAAACTTCTTTATTGCCATCAAATTCACCAACTACATTAGCAACAAATAACTCAATCAGATCCATATTTTTTACTCTCTGTACAACAACCTGAACAACTCTTGCAGATGCAGTTATGTTTCTGCCAGCATCATCAAGTTGGTATATCAAAGAATTTTTAAGTAGGAATGCAGTTTTGATTTCAATATTCTTTACTTTCATTCCAACATTTTCTACCCATAAGTTACCAGATCCTTTTAAGAGATCAGTTTTAGGATAATAAAAATCAACATAAGTGTTGTATAGTAATCTGAATAAAAATCTAAAGGACTTTTCAGAACCTTTAGACCTGTAAAATTGTTTTATGTTTTTAATTATTGTTCTTATATTTTTATCACCAGATGTCAATATGTTGTCTGGGAAGTCGTTTAAATATTGTATTCTGAAATTTGATAGGAAAACTTCTGGGGTTGTATCAACATCAGCAAATTGTTCAGATGTAAATTGAGAAAATATTGGGTTATTTGATTTGTGTAACCATTCGTAATATGCTTCTATAAATCTTGCAAATGTTTTATAATCGTCTTGTATGAACTGTGGTAGTTTTGTTTTTGAAAATGCCCATGTTAAATTTTTTGGTTCAAATTTTTCTGTTACTACATTAAATTTAACTGTGAATTCTGTACCATCTATTTTAATATTATTTTTATTTAATAAATAACCTTTTATTTCGTATGAGCCTGTTTGGAGAGAATCAAAAGTATATTCGTTGTCTACTGTAGTTGTTATTTCGGTTGTATCATTTAGAATAAAAACAATTTTACTAAGTTTGTATTTTTCTAGGTTATTTAAAACCTTGTAACGAAACTTTAATTCGTTACTGTATACGGTTGAATCTTGTTGTGGATAGAGAATTTCTACTTGTAGCATGATTAACCGGATGTGTAGTTAGAACTATTTCTTGTTGAATATGATGCATTATTCAATGAGTTCTTATAAACTGGTGTAAGTGTTATGGAAACATTTCTGTTGATTGCTGCATCAAACGAAAGAATAGTATCATAATCTGTAAAGATATCTGCGTCATTTGGTGTTGCAATGAAGTAGATATAGTTCTGTGCATTTACAAATGATGATACAGTTAGATCTGTTAGAGTGACCATTCCTGTCTTGTAATCAACTGTTCCTGCTTTACTGTTTATGTAAATCTTATTATTTTTTGCATCTGTAGTATAGATACGCATATTACCGGAACCATCATCATCAAAATAGCAAATCTTTTCGACTAATGTTGAGTTCTGTATTACATACATTTTAAAGTAGGAACTTTCAACAACAGGAATGTCATGACAATCTCTTGGATGATAAAGTTCATTTCCAAAGTCTATCTTGTAAGTTGCTTTCTTTGTTAGTTCTGGATATATACGCTTTTCCATAGAAACATTTGTAGAAGCACCAACTATACTTGGATGGAAAGTCAATAATTGTGGAATTAAATCTGATGAATAATAGTCATCGTCAAATCCTTTGAAGTTTGTAACAGCATATTCTCTTATTCTTGTATTCAATACTTCTCTTATCTTTGTTTCTGAATCTCTGGTAGATGTTGGATCGTATTTTGCATTTACAGATAGATTCAAGTATAGAATATCTGGATCTAAAATTTCTAGAGTTATACCAGCCATAGATCTGTTTCGTAAAATAGAATCTACTATTTGCTTCTTTTCTTGTAGTGATAATACTGAACTATTATATGGTTTGATAGAAGCAAATACTTTACCATATTGTGGTGGATTGTTTTGCTCACCACCCCAACAACGAATTGATTCTATATTGTTATAGTTCTTTAATATTAAACTTTCATAATCACTTGCTGTTACTGCTCTTTCTTCATTTGAATAATTCTTGAGAGCATTTCTTCTTACACTTTCAATATCCTCTTTATCTGCACCACCGCTTGATGGTTGAACTGTTTCTATTTCGTATCCAGTTAAACTGAATGAGGAGAAAGATACAGAATCTGAAGAACCAATATTGTTTCCAGCAGTACCAGAAGATACCAAGAATTCAAAAATTACTAAATTTCCTTGTTCTAATGGCTTACCAAATACACCATCACCAAATGTTGCTTCATAATTACCTGTTGGTGATTCTTGTATAAAGAACACTCTTGAATTCTTATTTACTTCTGTAATATCTGTAGCCATTTTCCATTCTTGATTTATTCCTTCTTGATTGGTGAATGACTTTAATACGAATGCTCTTATAGTGGATAGATCTATACCATTATATGGAATAGTGATTGTTTGGTTTGGGTCTGCAATAATTGCAGTGAAAGTTGTATATGTTCCTTGAATTATAGGAACATCCATTATACCATATTTTGTGGTTTCTCCTGTTGTACTGTCAAATTCTACAGGATCAAATGAATATGATTTTGTTGTTACGAATGTGTAAGTATTGTTGTTTGCGTCTGTTGCTGTTACTTGTGTGTTTCTTGTTATAACATCATTAGTATAATTTTCAGGACTGAGTTTGATGTTGATAACTGCTGTTGCTGCTTTTGTAGATTTTGGTACATAACCCAAATTCTTTGCTAGAGATACAACTGATGATCTTTTTGAGGCAGAATCTATGAATGTTTCATTAACAACCATGTTGTTGTAAAATGCATTATAGTATGTGTTATATGCAAGAAGATCCATTAGAACATTGAAGGCAGAACCTTCGAATGAGTAACCAGCAAATTCTGATTGCTTATTCAAAAAGTCAATTAGATTTGATTTAATTGATACGAAATCTAAGTTGGAAATATCGCCTCTTTTTTGTTCCATTTTATCTTGTTCTCTCTATTGAGAAACTTAAAGTTTCTTCTTTATTTCCTGTAAAGTAGTATTCTACTGTAATATCTATTGCATTTTGATCTGGAGTCGCTGCAACTAGTACATTTTTTAAAGAGACTCTTGGTTCGTATTTTTTTATAATTCTTATAATATTATTCTTTAATTCAACATCACCATCTATCAGGTAATTTTCAAATAAAAATCCTCTAATATTTGCATTTAAATCCGAATTAAATGGTTTTTCATATAAACTCAATAGAAGAAGGGTTCTGAGGGATTGCTTTAGAGCATCTCCATCAGTTTTTTTGTTTAAATCCCCAGTTATTGGGTTTATATTGAAGTTTAAATCTAGGTCTTTTGCTATCATTTTAAATATGTATATTTCTTTTTATTAATTTATAAAAACATTAGATGAACCTGCAATTGGATGTAAACATGTAGCAGGATCTCCTTGTCTTACTGCATTTCTATTATTTGCAAAAACATTAGGCGATGCCATAGCAAGACTTGCATGACAGTGCTCTTGACAACCACAACCAACACCACAGCAACAGGGTGGGTGCGGGGTTACTCTATCACCTCTTTGTGCAATCATTATATTATTTACAAAAACATTAGAAGAGCCTAATGCAACTCCACCACCTACGCTATCTACGAATTTTCTTGCTGCCCCTGGCATTAACCACCTCCTGGTGCGTTAGCAATACCTAGTGAGAAATCTTCTGTACATAGTGCAAGAGATATACCACAGTTACTTGGTCTACCACCAAGACCATTGAAAATACTTGCAATTGCGTCTATTACGCTACCGATACCATCTACTATTTCACCGATGAAGTTACCAGCAGCATCAAATACCTTACCGATTATATCACCTATTGTGGATAGTACTTCAGTTATAGCCTTGGTTGCTGCGTCTATTACCGTGCCAATAGCGTCTATAACCGATCCTATTGCGTCCATGACTGCACCAATAGCATCTGATATGATCTTACCAACAAAGTCTAAAGCACCGCCTATAGCGTCTATAATACCGCAAGCAATATCTGTTATTGTGCTGAATATGTCACCTATAAATCCAACAACTCCACCCAATCCATCCTTCAATCCTGTTAAGAAATCACCACCGCTTCCAAACTTACTTAAACTATCTGCTGAACCGGGTACTAATGAACCAGAAACATTTGATACATCGTCTACTGTTCCACCCATACCACCCAGAACACCATTAACATTACCAGCAGTTCCAGATATATTGTTTGTTAAACCAGCAGTTGAATTTGCAACTGTACTCAATTTCGCTGGATCTGTTCCTGCTGCATTGAGTTGTTCCTTTAGTCCTGTTAATTGATTTGAAGATGCTCCTAATTGTTCTTTTGATGTATTAAGTGTATCTAATTGTTTATTTAATTTTGCACTTGATTCATTTAAAACAGAAGCAGGAGACTTACCATTTACTGATTTATTCCATCTACCAATTTCTCCGGGTTTGTAAACAAATTGCTTGGAAGGTAGATCTGCTGCTAGAGCAGTTCTTGCTCTGTTTGCAATAGTTGCTCTTGGAGCACTTGGACCATTTAAGTGTATTACACTACCTGTTTGTAATAATGCACCCGAAGCATTCAACCCCATTACAGCACCAGAGGATATCTTCATAGCAGCAGCACTTAAGATGTCAAGTGTTGAACTACTACTAAGTTTTAATTGAGAAGATGATAATATGTCCATACCAGCACCACTTGTCATCTTGGTTGAAGTGGCAGATAATATATCAAATGAAGAATCTGTGGTTAATCTTGTAGCACCTGTAAAGGAACCATCAAATGTGCCACTCGTTGAAATTGATAGATTACCATTAGTAAATATATCAAAATCACCAGGTGCTACCTTTATCTTTTTATCGCCATCTACAGATAATTCATCATATTGAGTTATGAACTCTCTTCTACCCTGTTCAACTTTTAGGTGTGATTCTCCATGAACCAGTGTATGGTGATTTGCACCAACTTCTATACGCATATCACCTTTTTCTACTAGAGTTTCTGAATATCCTTCGGTAATGTGTAAATTATCAAAAGTACCGTCAATTCTAACATCTCTACTACCACCAATTTCATTCACAGAATCCTTTCCAACAACAACATGCATGTGACCAGTTACTTCTAGGTTATAGTCGCCATTTACATTGTGGTTGAAGTTTCCGTCCTTTTGGGTAAGATTGATATCACCATCTTGTAAAAGAATGTTTGCATCACCACTTTCTAACTTAAGATTGCAATTACCTTTTTTGAGAATTAAATTTACATTAGAATTCTCACCAACCTCAATATCAAAATTTACATTCTTAGATGGTGTGCTCTCGGTATTTTCTGCATTTACAACGATCTTTAATGCTTTATCTACAGTTACATTACAGAAACCGTCAATATGGATATAATCATCTCTTAAAATGCTTGTATATCTATCGCGTACTACTTTAACATTTTTATCACCATTAGGATGAAACTCTTCAAATGTACCAGATCTATGAAAGATGTTTAATCTTTCAGAACCGGGAGTATCATCTACTTCAATAACATGACCAGACTCAGATTCGTATACCTTATTATAAGGATACATTTCCTCTACGGGTTCTCCTTTTACTTTCCCGTATGGTGTCTCTGGTTCGCTCCAATTACCTTGTGATTCTGTTACTGCCATATTATTTCTCTATTTTATTTATTTGGTTCATTGCAGCCACATTCACCGCACTCATTATCTCTATTTGGGTTATTAGGATCAGATTGATTTGCTATCTTATTTGTAGCATCTATGATCGGTACTACATTTCCATTTATTGTAATATTACCAAAATTGTCCTTACTGATTGGCATTCCATTTATTTCTGTTTGATTACCAAGACCAGCACCAGTATCTGGAATTGGTTCTATTGGTTGCTCTATTACCGCCTTATTTGGTATACCGCCAAGTTTATTCTTGTCTGCATTTGATAGATCATATGGTGCAGTACTTGAACCAGTTGAAGACTTGACATATGAGCCAACATCTCTAGATCTATTTGTAAACTCTGTTGAATTGTTTTGTCTTCCACCAGAAGCAGTTGTATTCAATGTCTTATTTGTTTGTTGTTCTATATTGTTCTTGATGTTTTGTGTACCATTCTTTATATTGTCCATATTGCTCTTATAACATCCTGCAGCAGCAGAAATTGATACAGGCAAGAATGAACCAGTTCCCAATCCACCAGCACCAGATGAATAAACGGTTTTACCATTTGCATTCGTTGGTTGATCTTTAAATTGCTTGTAGTTTTGTTTTAGAGATGGTTTTGATGAGGATTTAAGACCATTGTAACCAGTTGCTAATGATTTATTTGTTCCTTTATTTGCACCGCTATTGTTTATAACACCTGTTTCAAATGGTTCAAAATTAATATCTGCTACAGGAACTGCTGTATCTCTAGTACCACCAGAAGTTCTATCTGTGTTTTTTACACCAACTGAAGTTTGATCTAGTCTATCTGCATCATTTACACCTAAAATATTTGTATCTGGTGTTCCATCTGGATTCTTTGTAGCAGATGCTGCATAGTTTGATTTTGGATATGAAGAGTTTTTATCTGAAGTTTCTAACTGAGCACCGTGTTTATCACCATCATTACCTTTGCCATTTGGATATTCTCTTTTCTTGAATCTATCGTTTGGTGCTTTACTTCTTTCTGCTTCTGTTCTCAAGTCAGCAAAAGCATTTCCAAAATATTCTCCAAGACTACTGATACTCTTAGAATTCAAACCAGCAATAGAACCAAGAATCATTGGTATTTGATATGATCCCGGATCTGCAAAGAATCCAAACACCCAGGTTCCTTCAACTAGACCAAGTGGTGTCCACCCCTTACCACTAACTGCAGCAGAGGTTACTCCTTGAATTGGTGTTGCCCAAGGTAATTTTGTGGTTGGTAAAACATTCTTGTCATCATCATGATAACCTAATATTCTTACCTTAACTCTTCCTATTTTTAGTGGATCTTTTCTGTCCTCGACTACACCGAAGAACCAAGCAAACCCATCTTTACCTAAAAAGCCATTCATTGTCCAACACCTCTAGGCAGATTAAAAGTATTTCTTACATTAGTAGTTAGATTTGGATAACATTGTGCTTCTGTGCAGAGTTGTTCAACTTTACCCAATCCACCGAGTTCTTCTACTGTTGTCTTACCTGTTAACAGATTATCCAATTGATCTGCTGCTGTGTCTGCAGAATCTGAATATTCTGAATCTCTTCTTAAAGATAATGTTGTTTTCAAATCAAATCCTAATGTATCACCTCTGTTTACAAGAGAGTGTTTAATTTTTGTAATAAGGAATTTACCAACAAAGAATGGATCTCTTCTATCTTTTGAACCAACATTATCTACTTGTGGTCTACCAAAAAATACAACATCACCAAGATTCAAACCAACATTACCCTTTATTTCAGTATCAATACCAAACTGATCCATAGCCTCCATAGAAGCAATTCTTTGTAGTAACCACTTATCTACATTATTTGCAGGATTGTCTGGATTTCCTGGCTTTTCATTCTTATCGTATAGTTTTGTAGCCTTTGGATAATATTTTATTACTGTATCTGGATTCTTATATGCTTGATTTATTATACTTGCTTCTTCTGAGAAATTTTTATCAATTAGTTGTCTATCGTATAAATGGTTTTGCTTTTTAAATAATTCATCATACCGCATAGTAGTCTTTGCAAACTTCTTTCGAGTTATATCAAAAGTTAAGCATGTGGAAGCATACATTCCATCTTTTACATTGTTAAGGGGTGAAAACTCCTTAGAGACATGTTGCAGTGCTTCAAAGGATGCTTTCTTTGTAATCTGTCCAGAAACAACATTATTATCTGGCATTGTTCTTATAGTAATACCATCGTCTTCTTTTGTTCCTATTACTGGTTCGTTTTTCATCAACTTACCTATACTTGTAAAGTGATGAATATGATCTATATCTTCGTAAAACACAAAGTTATGATCTTGTTTTTCGTTTGAACCAGCATATGCTCTACTTGTCAGCCACATTATGGCTTTCATTGGTGAGAAATTGGGTATTACTACTTTTTGTTTGGCGTTTGTTTCTTCTTCAACTGACACCTGAATTGAAAGATAATTCTTTGCTATACTCGATACTATACTACTAATTTTATCATTGTATGCTTTTCTTACCTTTTTAAATTCATTAGTAAACATTCCTTTTGAACAGAAATGGAATGTTGTTGCTTGTTTAAAGATTGCTTGTTCACCAGCAGATTCTAGTGGCAACATAGAAACCTTATAGATGTAATACTTTTCTGCTTGTAATTTCTTATCTCTTGAGACTGGTTTTGTTTTTGTTGAGAATGAAAAGAGAACTTCTTCACCCTTACCAACAATACCACCTCTGAATTCTTTTGTTACTCTACTACTAGGAACATCCACAATTGTAATATCACCAGTTACAAATGGATCGTATATACTTTGATATAAATTTATAGAAGTAACTACTGTTGTCACATCAACAGAAACATCTTCAGATCTAATTATTATACTTCCTAGTGTTTCTAGATTAATCATATTAAACAGCCATAGAATTAGAATATTCTTGTTCTATTCTCGTTGCTACCTCTGGTAATGGTAAATAAATGTAACGCTTTTTATCGTTTTCGGACATCTCATATTCATAATTTGTTATAACATCATTACTGACACCATTTATATATCCCTGTAAATAACCTAGCAATGGATCCAAATAAATTCCATTTGCTTCAAAATGATGTAATGAGTCTTGTTCGTATAAATTAACTCTACCAATTTGTGCAACAACAGGAGTTGTATCAACAAATCTTACAAATTCATCTTTTACAAAATTACCAGTTAATTGTTTTATAGTTAATTTGCTCAAAGAAGGATTCCAGTCCATAACCTCTGCAGTTTTATTTGCACTGGTTGTTGAACGGATTATGTCTCCCTTCTTTATATTAAAATTTTTGATACTGTCGAGATAAAAGAAGATAGATGATAATCCAAGATATTTATTTTTAATATATGAATCAAATGCTACAGATGAAAGTGGCCAATCGTTATAGACACTTTTCATATTATTTACTAATAAAATTATCCAAGAGTATGATTGCTTGTCATACATTTTCTTTGCAATTGATTCTGGTGTATCACCTTCTCTTACATAATAAGGAATAGAATACTTTGTGTTTCTAAAAACTTCATAAGTCTTTATGGTTGAAAGTATGTCTGTTACAGTAATTGAATTACCGTCTTTATCTTTTTGACTTATATATGGGTGCTTTGTAAAAAACATTTTACATCTCTACAAAATTATCTGGTGGTTTTGAAACTGTTGGTTGCTCTAAGTAATATGGAACATCTGGTGGTGTATTATTCAACAATGGTGGTGGATCTGGATCATAACGAACAGTTGGCTTAGAATAGACCACACCTTCGGAAACCATTCTGTAATATGAGAATGATACGGATTGCTTTACATAATTTGAATCTGGTTCCCATGAATATTCAATAGAACCAATATTAGTAGGATAAGCACCAATGAATTGAGTGTTGTAGACTTTGTTGTTTTGTGTATCCAACTGAGTCAAAACAATCAAGGAGGTATTGGTGTAGTTGTTGTAATATTCAACACCATTAACTGTGTCAAAAATGTACTCCTGCCAGTTCAAGAAGAATTTTCTTTCTTTATAGTTGTCTGTCATTCTAAATGATAGCGTTAGTTCATTACCATAGTCTATGGTGTATGGTAGTCTCAATACTGGTAGGTTGTTTAATTTATAGTCTGAAGTGAATAATGTCTGGTTTGGTATGCTAGCATTCTCACAAACAAATCGTAATCCGTTTCTGTCGGATAATGCTGATAATGTATTATTTGCAGTTAGTGGTGGAAACACCGTTGCAAAGAATCTGTTAGTTCTGTATAAAAGACCAGAAGTGAAGAGAAAATTAGCAAGTTCGGTCGCTGAATCGCCTGTTACTGGTGAAAATGAACCAACTGAATCATATGGTTTGAATGATCCTGCTGATACTCTATCAGTTAGTCCCTGAAATGTCTTTATATTGTTTATTCCAGATAATGGTCCAATTGGTCCAAATGAGCTCATTTAATTTGTTCCTAGTGTTTTTTCCGTTATTATTTTAAATTCCCAGTTTTGTTTTTTAGCAAATTCCGAAGCAGCATTCCACTTTGAATTATTTATTAACCAAGTTTTACTTTCTTTTAGAAATGTCCGTTGCTTCTTATTCTCTGATTGTTTTGGCTGAACACATTGTCTGGATGGCTTGATTTCGACAAGGTAAACCTTAGTATCCCCTGTCTTTTCCTGCACTTCTATCACAAAATCCACGAAATATCTGTGAACTCTATTATCTATGGGGGAAACATACGGTATAGCCAACTCCTCAGATGACCACTTCAATACACTGCTGTTCCTATCACAAAAGACCATAAATCTACGCTCCAGTAGGGAACGATAAACGATGTTGCTGGAGTTTCCAACATACTTTTCTGGATTTTCCGGTCGATATTTACCTTTGTATGGCATATAAATAAAAAAGAACAGTATTCTTTCCTATTTATCCAAAAAATGTTAATTAAAAAAGAAAACATAGCAAACTACTCAAAACTAGGTCCTTGGACACCAGAAGAAGCATCAGACCCAAATCCACCAGTATCAATACCGGATTTAAACACTGTACCACCAAATTATGAATCTTTAATTGGTGGTACTATGGACGCTGCTGCTAGAGAAAAGAATTTATCAAATAAAGAAGCCTTAACTACTATAGAAAATAAGGCTAAGGCTTTAGAACAAAAACTACCAACAGTTGATTCTGATATAGTAAAACAATTATCGTTTAGTGGTGATATTAGTAAATTGCGAGATTGTATGGTAATTGTATTGCACTCACCATCAAGTAATGAAAATCCAAATTTAGGGAATTCACAATTAGAATTGAATAGAAAAGGTGCAGAATTGCTAAAAGAAGGAGCAAACAAGATTGGTGATTTGGTAGATGGTTTACCAGAATCACCAGTAATAAATGATAAATCTACTGCATTAGAAAAACTTAAAGCATCAGGAATTGGTTTGGCAAAAGGTGCAAAACAAGCAGTTGAAAATTTTGATAAAACAAAAGAATTTACAAATAATAATGTTGAGTTATTAAATAGAAATTTTTATACAGAAGGTGATATAAATTCACCAAACAAAAAGAAAACAATATTTTTACCATTACCAAAACAAATAAATGATATACACAGTCATAATGTTGATGCTTTTTCCAATAATCCTGTAGTACCAATATTGGGTGTTGTGTCTGGTCTTTTAAATGCTATTACGGGACCATTAGCAGGAACACCAAGATCAGGTGGTGGTATTGGAAAAGTTTCTATGCCTGGTGTTACTGAATTCATTGCAAATAATGCTCAATTAGCAACAAGAAAAGCAATCAATCCAGCAATGGAAACTCTTTATAGAAGTCCAAATCCAAGAAATTGGCAGTGGAATATAGAATTTCAACCAACAAGCAAAGATGAAGCGGATCAATTTTTAAGAATAGTGGAAATGTTAAAACAACATTCATACCCAACACAAGATCTTGGTGGTATTCTTTATACCTTCCCAGGAACTGTAGATTTTTACTTCAGAATAAATGGAGAGGAATCAAAAGTACTACCAAAAAGTCTGCAAAAGTGTTTTTTAAAGAGTGTTCAATTAGATTATACACAACAAGGATTCTATGCACATTTTAAAGATGGTAATCCTGTAGTAATAACATTAACATTAGATATAGCAGAAACAAGACTTCTGGATAGAAATGATTTAGAAAATGCATTATCATATAATAATGCAGAATTACAACAATCATTAGAAACAACAGGATTAACAAAGGAACAAGTTTTAAAACCATATAAATCAACACTAGCAAGTGGTAGACCAGATTAAGGAGTAAATTATGATTGATTTGAAAAATTTAGTATCTCTCCCAACTTATACAACAACAATACCGTCAACCGGAGAAGAATTGTCATTCAGACCTTTTGTTGTAAAAGAGGAAAAAATATTATTGATTGCATTAGAATCCAAAGATACAAAACAAATATTAAATGCAATAAAAACTGTTATGGAATCATGTTATTATGGTAAAGTAGACATTGATAAAATGCCGTATTATGATGCAGAATATCTTTTTATACAATTACGAATGAAATCTATGGGAGAAGTAGTAGAAATTGTAGTTCGTGATCCAAATACTAAAGAAAGATTTGAAACTGAAATGAAATTAGAAAATATAAAAATATTAAACAATAATCAAAATAAAGATAAATTTAATATACGATTAAATGATAATTTGGGTGTTATTATGAAATACCCATCATTAAGAGAATTTACACAATTAACAGATGAAAAAATGTCAAAGACAGAAATAATATTTAATTTTTTAGCGGCATCAATAGATAAAATTTATACAAAAGAAAAAATATTAGATATCAAAGATATGAAAAATGATGAGATAAAATCATTTATAGAAAATTTACCAAAAGATATGTTTAAAAAATTGTCTGCATTTTTTGACTCAATGCCAGTCGTAGTTTATGAAGATGAATACACAACCCCAACAGGAAACAAGATACCAATAAGTGTAAGAGATTTTACAAATTTTTTCGCTTAATGCTCTCGGTTGAAAATTTAAAATTATTATATGAAACAAATTATAGTTTAATCGAGAGCAAAATATTTGATATGATATCTTTAGAAAATATGTTACCGTGGGAAAGAAGAGTTTATATCGGATTGCATATAAAAAATATTAATGATAAAAAAGAAAGAATAGAACAAGCAAGAAGAAAAAATAAAGTAAGAGGTTGAATATAAATGCCAGAAAACGATAAAGATCAAAAAGTTAGAGATCAACTACTTTTAGATATTTCTAAAAAAGTTAGTAATGTATCATTTACAGTTGAATCATTATTGTCTATTCAAAAAGAACAAAATGAAAAACAATCAGAATCTTTAGCCGTTAGAGAAGAAGAAGTTTCCGAAGGTAAAACTATTCAAGAAAGTGAAAATAGATATAAAATAAAAACAGTAAAATTGTTAGAAGAAATTAGAGATAAACAATTTTTCTCAGAATCCGGAGGTGGTGGTCTTGCTGGTTTGTTAGAATTGGCTAAGTTTGTCGGTCCACTTTTAGTAGCAGCAATGCCTTTCATATTAAAATCTTTATTAGTTGCTGCCACATCAGCAGTATTTTATAAAATAGGAGATATGATATATGAAAATGCTATCGGTCCTTGGTTAGATCCTCTGTTGGATAAATTTGATAATGATAGAAGAGCAAGTATGAATTTAGATGTATTTGGTAGTAAACAACAAACACTGGATACAGGTGAAGCACTTTTTACAGAAAAAGAAACTGGTAAAATAGTAACAGAAAGTCAAGCAAAAGGTGTTGCTGAAAGCAAAGGTCTTAGTTTACAACAAGCAGAAGAGCAGGGAGTAGTTAGTAGAAGAACAGTGATGGTGTCACCTGAAACTGGCAGACAACAATTACCAGGAAAAGAATTTGCACCACAAATAACTTCACAGGAGTTAGAACAATTAAATGAACCAAAAGAAATAGAAAAAAGACAACAAACACAAGCACCAAAATCTGCAGAAGATTTAAATGTACAAGAGGCACAAGATATAATAAGACCATTAGAACGATCTAAAGAAATGATTGATCAAGTGGTTCCAAATATGAGTAAAGAATATACATCTGTTGATTCTGCTAGAAAAGATATGAATCAAATAAATGGTGCAATAGAATCATTGGTTCAATATGTAAATAGAAGAGAAATAGAAGAAAAGGAATACAAACAAAAAAATGGTGAAGATAGTGTGTATTATCCCATGTCTATTGTTAGAAAATGGCTATCAAACAATCCCTTAATGCATGAATTATCATTTGCAACTGGAGCCATGGGTAGTGATGTTGCTTTAATGGAAAATGTTAAACCTCGGTATGCTGTAGAATTCGATACATTTTCTGGTTTTGGTGAAACCAATAAGATTGCATTTGAGGAACAAGTTGGTGGAAAAGATTATACTGTAGAGGGATTGCAAAAATATGCAACAGAGAGATGGGGGTCTGGTGGTAATTCAACATTAGAAGATTATGCTCAAACAGTAAAACTATTTAAACAAACACCAAAATATAAAAATGAAGGCATCATCGAAGGAAGTAGATTTGGTAAAAAAATTATTGCTGGTGAAAACTATACACCAGAGGCAGTTATATCGACAAAACCAAATGATGTAACTGAAAGTATTGGAGATAATCTATATCGTATATTATTGGATAACACAAAAAATGATATAATCTCTACACAAAGAGAAACTATGGTTCTAGGAAGTGCTTTATCTAATACAACCCAAGAATACAATGATGCATATAAGATAGCACCATTATTATCCGGATCATCAAATTCATCTGGTCCAATTGTAGTAAACAATATGATCGGTAGTATGGGTGGTGGCAAATATACAGAATCATATGGACAATTTAACTCTGCTGGAACAATACCAGACAAGCACGAAAGTGTACTAGAAAAAGTCTATATGGATTACTACAAAGCAGCAATGTTATAAAAAGAAAAGAGCCAGTTTTCACTGGCTCCTTCCCACACCGCTTTCACATTTTTACTCACTCGTCATCATTAGTAAGCTTCTCGAAGTAGGACATCGCATCCTCTTCCTCTACATCCTCTTCAACCTTCTTCTCAGCCATCTTTGCGGGCTTTGAAGTCTTCGGTGAAGAATACTTCAGTTCAGTCTCAGGCTCGAAATCCTCATCAGCCATCTCTTCAGCCTTACGCTTACCCTCTGGGGCAGACTTGAGAACACTATCCAACTTCTTGGACAGTTCATCATAAGACTTGAAGTTATCAGCCTTGAGGAACTCCTGCAACTTGTGCTGCTTAGCCCAAACACCTTCCAGTTGCTTATCATCACCACCCATGAGCGGTGCAGCCTCATCAAACTCGCTCTTGTCGTAGTTAACATAACCAGCGACCTTGCGAATCTTCAACTTGAAGTCAGCACCCTTCCAGAAGTCAAAGACATTGATTGGAGTCTCATCAGCAAACTCAGGCTGCAACTTCTCCATGATCTTGTCAAAGATCTTCTTACCAAACTTGAAAAGGAACACCTTTCCGTCGTTTGAAGGATTCTTGGGATCAGACACGACCATGATGTTTGCGATGTAAGACAACTTACGCTTACGATCACGGGCTACGGTCTTGTCATCCTCAACACCGGAGTTCCAGAGTTCACTGTTTGCTTCACAGACAGGACACTTGCCACCGATGGTAGTCGGGCAGTTCTCAATAAACCAACCACCCTTGCCTTGGAAACCGTGTGAGAACACACGAACCCACGGAACATCCTCACCCTCAACAGGAGGAAGGAAACGGATGACAGCGAAACCATTGCTTGCTTGATCAAGAGTGGGCTTCCAGAAACGGTCATCCTTGTAGGACTCAGCACCCTTGTTCATCTTCTCCAGTTCTTCAGTAAGACGCGAGATGTTCTCCTGAGAACGCTTCTTTAGATCCTTGAACGACATATACGATATCTCCTTTTGTATGTTTTAAGTGTACGACATGTACGACTTACACCAGTAGTATACTACGGATACTGGAGTAGTCAAGTGTATTTATATGGGTAGACGAGAAGATTTTGGGAGTAGATTTAATGACTCACCCTCTTCTCGAAGTTTTTCTACAATTGGTTTTGGTAGATGTTTTGCAATATATTCTGGATCAAGAGAATAATTCTCGCAAACAAAAAGAATTGCATCAATATAAGAATCTCCAGTCTTTAGAACTCTCTTTTCGATTTCTTGCTGAAGATTTAATTCACTGTTTTCAATTATCATATTCTTTCTTCTCCATATATTCTTGTAAATTGTTCTTTGGTTCCCATTGTAACAATTGTTTTGCTTTTGTTATATCAGCAAGTGTATGTCGTGCTTCACCACTTCTTGCTGGTACATGAATATACTCCGAATTCATCATCTTTGCAATATCTAAAACTGAAAAAGATTTACCAGTTCCTATATTAACTATTTCTGCATTTAAATTGTTATCACAATTCATTGCTGCAATATTAGCAGAAACTATATCAGAAACATGCACATAATCTCTAGTTTGAAGACCATCACCAACAACAGTCATTGGTTCATTATTTTTCTTTTGTCTTGAGAATACACCAATTACTGGTGCGTATGAACCACGAATTGGTTGTCTTGGTCCATATGCATTAAAATAACGGAAGCAAATACTATCAACACCATATAGTTGGGAATATAATTTAAATAATCCCTCAGAAAACAACTTAGAATATGAATACATGTTCAAACAGTCTGGTGTTAGTTTTTCTGTTTGTGGTAATGTATCGTTTAATCCATATATTGCAGATGTACTTGAAAACATCACTCTCTTAACACCAAACAATTTAGATGCTTCTAGAATATTATTGGTTCCAATCGTATTTGTATTAAATGCTTTTGTTGGATCTTCTATACATTGTTGTATTCTACATTCAGCAGCCATATGAAAAACATAATCTGGTTTATGTCTTTCAAAAATACCATTTACAATATTTTTATTAGTTATATCATCTTTGTAATATACTGCTTGTTTATTAAAATAAAACTTCTCATGTGCTGTTGATGATAGATTGTCAATTACAGACACATTATAGTTCAGACGAATTAATTCGTCTACCAAATTTGAACCAATAAATCCACAACCGCCTGTTATAATAATTTTCATATATTACCTTTAAATACAGAGTATATTATAAAATTTTATTGTTATTATATTGTTTCCAAAATTTTTTCATTAAAATTATTTAAAATTAACCACTTATTTTTTAATTTAAGGTCTGAAAAAATAACAGTGTCTCCTCCCCATAGAGGAAAATGTGGATTATATTCTTTGTTTAGATCAAAAGTAATCATTTTACATATTCCTGTGAAAAATCGTATCATGCTGATACCACTTGCTGAAGTTATTAATGCCTTGCATCTTTCACTATTAATTAGAGTTGTAAATTCCTGAAATTCTACATGGTAAACATCATTTGAAGGATTAGCATATGATTCTGTATTTTTACCAACAATATAAACTGCAAGATTTTTTTGTTTGGCAAAATTTAAAATTTTTTCTATTTCGTGTTCTTTTAAATTTCTACCATTTGACCATTTCCTCTTCCTAATAACAAAACAAATAAAATCCTTATCACATTTCATAATTTTATTGATATCCAATAAATCAAATTTACATATTTCTGGAGCATGTTCTATTGTATATGGATAAGGACTACTTGTGTTTAAATTTTCAGAATTCCAAAGGTGTGTGGCAGATGATGGTTTACCATATCCAGCATTATTTAAAATTTCAGTAGAAAGATCATATACATCATCACTTTCTTCAAGTTTTAAATTTGCAAAAGATTCATATGACAAGACATTTTTACAAAAACTACTATATAAAAATTCTCTACTTTGATTAGTAACTACGGTATCCTCATCAGAATTAAACAATCCTTTTTTAATCATTGATATTAAACACAGTCTACTAAGAGATAATTCCCAACCCAATTCAAAATATTCATTGAAACCACCATCACCATCTATTTTTGTATTTTTGTTATAAGATGTTATTACATATTTCATTTTAAGGTTTCCTATTATATTTTTTAACACAATTTGCTATATATTCTATTTCGTGGTCTTTTAATTCTGGATAAGATGGTAATATAACACATTCATTATTCAATTGTTCTGCAACTTTTACTTTTGAGTTTATGTTTATTAAATGTTTATGAGAATTTATAGGATAAAAAAGAGGTCTGGTTTCTATACCTCTTTTGTCAAAAAATATTTTTGAATCATTATAGTTTTTATTGCCATCTATTCTTACACCAAACATCCAACAAGAATGAGAACATCCTGAGTGTTCCTCTTGCATAAAAATTCCAGGTACTCCATTTAATAATGATTTATATTTTTTAAAAATTTCTATTTTTTTATTTTTAATTTCTTCATATAATTCTAATTGTCCTAAAAGTATTCCAGCATGAATATTGGTCATTCTATAATTATACCCCAAAACATCATGAATAAATTTAACATTAGTTTGACCCTGACCATGCAGTTTACTTAGATAATCAAAAACTTCATCATCATTTATCAAAACAGCACCACCCTCACCTGTTGTAATATTTTTATTACCAAAAAATGATAAAGAAGAACAAAATGATTCAGTGCCTGAGGAAATTCCATTATAAGAACCAAATATTCCCTCACAATTATCCTCTATAAAAACTGCATATTTATATTTTTGTTTTAGATGAGGAACATTTATTATATTTCCCATATTATGAACAATTAAAAATGCTATATCTCTAGAGTCTTCATTTATACTTAATGATGAATAATCTGCATTCCATGTTTTAAGATCAGCATCCACTGAAATTATCTCATAATCATTATTATCATAGAATAATACATTCCATGCAGTTACATAAACATTATTTGGAACTATTATTTTTTTAATGTTAGGATATTTAAATTTTAAAGCCTTTATAAGTAAATGACTTGCAGTTGTTCCATTACAAGTTAATAACACATTATTAACTTTTAATATATTGCATAATTTATCTGCTGCTAAATTTTTATAATTTCCGATAGAAGATATCCAACCACTGTTAATCGCATCAATAGCATATTTCAGTGATTTTTCTGGTAAATATGGTTTATATATTGGAATCATATTATATTGGTGTATCTTTTAAATAGTACTCATTATAAATTTCTTTTCCCTGCCAAATCCATTTAGACCAATCTTTTCTAAAATTTTTAATTTGTTCTATATTTTTTATAGTATTTGTATTGGAGTTTAAAGATAAATATGCATTATTAAAATAAAAAAAATCTAAATTGTAATTTAATTTTTTCAATAATTCATATCTTTCTTTCCAATCATATCCACATTCTATTACTATTAATTTTGGTTTACAATTTTCTGTCAAATCAATAAAAGTTTTTAATATGTGTTTTTCATAACCTTCAACATCTAATACTAAGACATCTATATTGTGTTTTAATATTTCTTTAATAAAGGTTTCATATGTTATACATTTTACTTTAATTTTACTGGAAATACTGTTATATGTAGAAAGCTCTTTTAAATGTTCCTCTGAATGCTTTATACTAGAATTACCAAAATGAGATGTTAATGTAAATTCTGTTTCTCCATCATAATCCGCTAAAGCATAATTAAAAACATTAACTTTATTTTTTAAACAAGAATATAATTCTGGATGTGCCTCCATATAGTAGCAATTATTACTATCTCTTAATCCAGCGGTTTCTTCTCCAAGAAGACCAGCACCACACTCTAAAATATAATTTTTTTGCCAATTATTTAAATTATATGCTATTCTTAAATTTGTAGAAACATCATTCATTTTTATCTCTCAATATGTTTTATGACTTCGTTGAACAAAAGAACCATTATCCAATTCCAATCCTTTTTCTTTACTGTTTAACATTTCTATAATTTTTAAATCAACTTCATTTATAAGTTGATTTCTCTGAACATTTAAATCACATGCTTTTTTTAAAGATTCCCATAATTTAATTGCACCTTCTTCCGATAAAAAATATTCTTGTTTATATTCATCAAAAGTCATTCTTCTTATTTTATAAAGAAGTTCTTGATTATGCCACATTTTTAAATCAACAGTGATCATCTTATCGATTATATTGCCAAGTGTGTCTGCCATATCATTTTCCTTTTAGAAATAAATTTTCTAATTCTTTTAATTTTATCATATCCCTATCTCTGTATACCTTTGCAGGAATTCCTTTAGCCATCTTTCCTTCTGGTACAGGTTTTGTTACTAAAGAAAATGCACCAACAGAAGAATAATCACCAATATCACAACCTGGCAAAATTGCAGAATTTGTTCCTATTACAACATGTTTTCCAATATAAATTGGTTTTGTAATTGTTGAAGTATATTGTGTTGGAACTGTTGGATTTGTTAAATATGATCCATCATAATTTTCGCTCCCAGAATAGACAGAACATCTAGATGATATACCAGAAAATATTTTCATGGTAACATCACCTGCACTGTTTATATAAGAAAACGCTGCTATATGATTATAACCTTCTAATAACAATTTTCCTTTTGTTGAAGCAAATATACAGTAATCATCAATCCTAACATCATTTCCTATAAAAATATTTTCAGGACCATATATCGAAACTTTTTTAGATATAAAAACATTTTTCCCAATAGAACCAAAACCAATATTTTTTAATTCTTCCTCAGAATACCAAGAACTATCCATAATCAAATTCCTCCATTAATACTTATGGTACTTCCTGTGACATATGGTGTGTTTATTAAATAAGTAATAGTGGAATATAGTTCATCTATTGATCCCCATCTTTTTGATGGTATAGTTTCTTTTATTTTTTCTCTTGATTCATCATTCAATTTATACAACAATCCACCATCAAAATACCCTAATTGGATAGTGTTTGCAGTTATATTATTGTTTGCATTTTCTAAAGAACATGTTTTTATTAAGGATTCTATAAAATTTTTACATGCACCATATATTGATGTTCCAATAACAGGACGAGATGCGACTATAGAAGATGCAAAAATAATTCTTCCATATTTATTTTTTCTCATATACGGCAAACCAGATGTTAATATGTTGATAGCACCTCTTATATTAACATCTATTTGTTTATTTAATTCAAATTCTTTTTCTGCTGTATATTTATGAAGAAATGAATCAAAATTATATGCTGCTAAATTTATTATAACATCAATCTTATTTTTTAAAAAAAATGATTCAACTTCTTCTCTGGAACAAATATTTACATCTTTTGATGAAATTTTTATAACATTAAAATTGTCATTTTGTGATAATAAGTCACACAAAGGTGCTCCCAATCCACCAGATCCGCCAAATATTGCTATAGTTTTCATATTAACCTCACATAAAAGATTTAATTTTATTTAAAATTTGAATTTTATCATATCGGGAATCATCTATTAAGTATATATTAGAATTTGGGAACCCAAAATGTCCCTCTTTAATCCATTTTGTAACATTAATTATTTTTTTTGAAGTTCCTATGTTGTTAACTGTAAAACAACAAGAAAATGGACCACTACTCCTGCCCACTATAATGTCACAAAATGTACTTATGTAAGATATTTCCATTAAATCGTTATTAATATTATAATCAACAGTATATAATGTATTTACCTTTACCACATTATCTGTTTGTTTATATACTCCATCATTTGTTATTAAAAATAAATAATTTGGATATTGTTCTCCCAAATGATCAATATAATCTGACCAATCATATTCTTGTGCTTGTCCAGATAAAGGAATATTATTACAAATTAATATTTTTTTATCATATTTTTTTGTTAATAAATTGTGATTTATTTTATTTTTATAGTATTCCATATCTATTCTGGGAATATAATATTCATAATTTTTGTTTATTTCTAAACCAAGAACAGAATAAACATGTTTAAAATAATTATATAATGTTATTAATGTTGATCCACTATAAAATTTACCATGTTCCGAATTATACCAAGTGTTTATATAAGCCACATTATCCTTAATGGTAATCCCATGATCAGTGTGAAAATGACCACCTTCAAACCTATCACATTCTGTTAAGTTTATATCTTTATAAAAACATTTTTTCATATCATGACAATAATATGTCGGCAAATTAAAATGATTTGTAATTTCTCTAATAAATTCCTTACAAACAAATACATCACCATTATGCCAATTATTATAGAATACAATTTTTTTCATTTTAATTTAGAGTTGATTGTTGTCCGTTATCATGATTAAAAATCGATGGTTCCAATAAAACAAATTTTTTACTATAAACTGCAACATCAACAGGAATACCTATAAATTCATGATCAATATAGCAATTAATTTTATTTTTGTTTATCAAAAGTGCCATAGAACCACACATTTGACTAACCCAAAATTCATATATTTTTGGTTTCAAAATATTTTTATCACCAATTGTATCAATTACATCAAACAAATGGTGTTTCACACCTCTTGCATGTAGAGATACAATATCAAAATCATCACAAAATTTTGTAGAATTTTCTATAATTTCTACCCAATTATCACAATTAGGAACAGCATCATCTTCTAGTATCAATCCATATTGTTTGTTTATTTTTTTCATAACATCAGCAGTTCCTTTATATAATCTTGAAGCTGCTGTAAGATTTCCTAAACTATAGGAATATTCTTTATGTTTTACTTTATTAATATCTAATTCATAATCTGGAGTATAATATAACTCATACTTTATATTTTGTTTTTCCAGAAAAGGTGGTATTAGAGGATTTCTTTTTTTTGTAGCCAAAACAAATACATCAATATTATCCAACATATTAATTCTCATTTCTTTCTATAAATAAAACAATCTTCATCTGTTTCAAAATTGGTAAGACCAGCATCTCTAACTGCTGCTTGTATTCCAGAATCATGCCAATCATGTCCTGCTAAATATCCATTTGTTTTTACTTTTGGTAACCATGCTTTTATGTCTTCCAGAACACAATCATATGAATGGCATGCATCTATAAAAACTGCATCTAGAGATTCATTTTCAAATTTTTCACTAGCCTCTAAAGAAGTCATTCTCATTGGTGTTACAACGGATAGATATGGTTTCATATTATCCATGAATAAATCATAAAGTGTATTTGTTTTTACATATGGATCATTTTTATGCTCATCAGAACCCAACCAAGTGTCAACTGCATATAATTTAATGTCTTTTTGAGAATTTATTATTTCTACAGCAAGATAGCATGTACTTCTTCCTTTCCAACAACCAACCTCAACAATTTTTGAATTATTTGTTAATTCTTTGACCCAACGGGAATATAATTTTGGGTAACTAAACCATGCTTCACCGAATTTAGCGTATGTGTATATGTGATCCATTTTTTTTTCCTTATAAAAATTTACTCATCACTTGAAAGTATTTATCGTGAGAGTAAACTGTTTCTGTTCCATTCAATAAATTAGCAGTTATACTAAAAGTAGATTGTGACGCATAGATTTTTTTACAATAACTAAGAGAAAATAAATCTATCAATTTTATCAACATTAAATCTGGATCTACCAGTGATAAATGATTTGCTGTTTTATATGGATTATTATTTGTATTGTAATGACAATTTATGGTATTTAAGTTTTTATTGTTAGTAAACAAATCATATCTTTTGATGTTAAAATTGTTTAAAAAAAGTGTATCTTGTATGGTTCCATCTGTAGATAAATAAAATATTTCATTTTTATTTTGTAAACATTTGTCATAATACCATTCGTCGGGTGTAAATGCTTCTGGAATACTTGTATAGTCTCCTCTTCTCAAGTGAATACCAATATAATTTGAGCAAGTTTGTTTTATTAAAAAATTTAAATTTTTATCTTTTAATTTTATTTTTGATATTGGTTTTTCTTTTTTTACCGAAAAAAAACTATTAAAATTCCAACCACATGTGAATGATATTGGTTCTTTTTTTTCTAAATAAAAATTATTATTTAGATTATTTGAATCTATTTCCAATATTCCATTTGGTGGTTCATCCAATAAAATAGTATTTGGAACATCAAGAAATAAAAATTCTGGAAAATGTTTTTTATATACTGCAACTTTATAATTATTTATTTCAGCAATTCTGTAAGCAAATTGCCATAAAAATAAACTATTACAAAATCCACCAAACCTTTTTGTGTATACAAATGACATTAAGTGCTCAATAATATATTTACTATTCTATCAATACTTTCTTTATGTGCAGAATATGGTCTTGGACAGTGAGCATCCATATAATATTCTCTTCTTATTTCATCATCATTAAATCGCCAAGATAATCTGTCCAATCGCATCTTACAAAACCCGCCAGGTCTTGGTGGATTAGCAAAGATGGATTTATCATGATATAGGGATATTTTTCCATTCGAATGCATTTCATCAACAGCCCAATATTTTGCATTTATATTACTATTTTCTGGTGTATGGGGGTAATTGGATTCCCAAAATTTTGTATTATTTAAAGACTGTTCAAATGTGTCTGGTAAATTCAAAACATCTTTGAATGTTTTTCCTTTTGCTATGTTATAACATGCTGGAAATCCACCAATAACTTGTGCATTTAGATTAATGAACATATTATCAGAATATTGCTTTGGAGTTTCTAAAAAATATTTTCTATTAATAGGAATCATATCTATATCGGATATCATCCAAGTAGTATCTAATTCTGTAGAGGGAACCCAATATCTCACCCATTGAGCCTGTAAACTCAACTCAACACCATTTACTGGTTCGATGTATACAACATCACCATATTCACTATTAATTTTTGTTTGTTTATCATCATGAATCAGATATAAGACTGGATGGATGTTAAATCTGAGTTTCCAAACTTTAGACACTAGTGGCCAAAAATCAAGATAATATGGATTACAGGTTGAACCTAAAATTACTTTTTGAACATTCATGGATATTCTCTATCATATTTATTGTAAATTTCGTTGTTTATTGATGGTGGGAATTGTGATCTACCAACAAATTGACCATGAACATCAGTATAATGAACTGGTATTTTCCAAGAATTTGTTGTGTCACCGTGTTTATTATAATCATCATGAACCATCATGGAATTTTTAAAAATATTATAAATTTCAGAGCATAAAAATTTTTCATCCATAGAATAATGAATTTTATTTTGTTTAATATGATTTAATGTTAATTCTTTTAAAGATTTTAATTTATCTGATTTTTTGATACCAAACATTCCCGCTTGTATCTTGTTTGTATGGTGAATATGATCTCTCATTATATGAAGTTCTTTATCACTATTCAACCATTCATTTACAGCAGATACTTCTCTCTCTGTAATGTGACTGTCAACATCTCTACAAATAACTATGTCAGAGTCATCATACGCAAAGAATCTCCACATTCTTCTGGATTCACCCTCTCCTATTTCTTTTGACAATACAACATTATCAATTTTTTTTAATCCATTTAATATATTTTGTGGAACACTATCGTCATAATAAATTTTACAAATCCAATCATTATAGTATTTTAAACACAATTCAGCATTAACAAAAGAATTTATTGTGTATCTTCTATTATTATTAAATAATGAAAATGATACAGTCTTTTTCATATTATTTCCTTTATTTTTCTATAAACCATATCATCAGACATTTCTAATTGTTTTACTTTTTCTAAATTATTTCTTACAGAATCTATTCTTTCTCTATAAAAATTTTCAGACAGAGAATCTGGATCAAAATTATCTTGTAAAAATATTATACCATTTTCATCAAAATAATTTTTTATGTTATCTGTTCCAAAATATACAGGAATTACTCCATTTGCAAAACAATCAGTTACCTTTTCAGTAAAATAAGTATTATATTTTGTGTTTTCAAAAGCAACACTGAACATATAATCATTCATTGCTTCTGTTTTTCTTTTGTGGTGATAATGTTGATTACCAATAACACCTATTTTTCTACTACCACAAACACCACCATACAAATCTACTTTATTTTTTAATTTTTCTGCCCACGAAATTCTATATCTATGTCCATCTGACATACTATTAGGAGAACACAAAAAAGAAATCTTTTTTGTTTTATTGTGTAATCCATATTCTTGTTCTGGTGTCCAGGGTAAATTACTACCAGCAAAACAAAAAACAAAAAAGTCACTATCTAATTTAATTAGTTCTTCATCGCATGTAAATAATTTATTATAAGATTCTTTATAAACATTTAAATTATTTTTTATATGTTCAAATACTGGTTGTTTTACTATCCTAGATTCACAAAACCAACCAAATTTTTTATTATTTTTATTACCATCAAGACCATGAAGTAAGTGTGAATCCATGAATACTTTAATTTCATTTTCATGATTTACCCATGAAAATGTTTTCGGCGCTCTAGTTCCGCACGAAGAATAAGATATATTAAAAGGTGCTCCAACTGCCTGTATTGTATTCATAGTGATCCTTCTTTCTGGATTTTAATTTCTGTTTGTCTTTTATCTGAAAATTTAGAAGATAACATTAATATTCTTACTTCTGGTAAATTTTGTGGATTTGCATAATACCAAGGATATTCTTTTATTTTTATGAGATCTTTATATTTAGAATATAATTCTATCAAAACTAAGTGATCTAAATTTCTTGAAGAATTGTCACATATATTTTTCCATTCTTTTATAAAATTTAAAGAATTTTTAGTATAATTAAAATAAATAAAACAAGATTCAGGAACCCTTTTGTCCCTTTTAACAAAACATATATCATATTCAGAATCTGCAAAATCTTTTGGAAAATCTTTAACTAAACAATCAATATCCATCCACAAAACTGGGCTTTTCTTCTCCTCAAGCATAGACAAAATAAATCCAGGTTTCATTAAACAATTTTTCATATAATTGTTTTGGCTTTTTAATTCTCTTATATCATGAGGAATATCTATTTTTTTTAACTCTTCGGTTAATCTTTTTGCATGATCGGAATAGTATGTTGATGTATCAGTATCTACATTTTTATTCGTTTCACGATCAGCATAAAAACTTATAATTGTACAAGTCATAATATTTTTCCTTCCATTCGTCTTCTATTCATAACCTGTTGTGTATGTTCTCTTTTTCCGTCCGTTTTTGATAAAACAATAGTAACCTTTGAATCATTACGAACTGAACATACAGTATCTGGTAATGATTTTCTTTTTTCCTTTGGTTGTCCATACCATAAATCTTTTAAAACGGGATGATCTAACTCTGGTGTATCAACAGCACAACCAGTCAACCAAGAATTTATGAAAAAACGAGATCCTTCAGTATTATTAAAATAAATTAGAGCACTTTCTGGGCAACCATTTGATTTTTCAACACAAGCAACATCTACATCTAAATTATCCATTTCGATTGGAAGTGAGTGTATTAAAGAATCTACATCTATCCAAATAACTGGTTCTTGAAATTTGTTTAAACAATCCAGTATGTACTTTGGTTTTCTTAAACAATTCATTGCATAACTACCAAGATTTGGCAATTGCTCAATGTGAAGTCTTCCACCAAGTTCTT